GAATCCCCGTTATCTTTCCTGATGGACTTGACAATGAAATCCCCTTTGTTCTTTAATGCCTCGGCAACATTTGGCATCATATAAAAACCTTTGCAAGCATAGCAACTTGAGCAAATAATCTTGTCCATTGCCTCCTTTGCTTTCTTGGCTAGGTTTAGGACAATTTTCGCCGCAGGACAAAACTTCAACGCAGGAATGTTAAAGCTAAAGCAGGGCATTTTGGATGGTGTTGATAATAAGTTCATACGTATAATCATGACAGAATCAGGGTCAATGTCAACAAGAAAAATAATCTTTTTTGTGCTTGACTTTTGGCACGGGGCGGGCAGCACGTCCCGTGCCAAATTGGTGCCCAAGGAGGGAGTCGAACCCTCACGCCTGTTACGGCAACGGATTTTAAGTCCGTAGTGTCTACCATTCCACCACTTGGGCAGAATGCTTATATATTATGCTCTTTTATGTAAGCAAGCAGTTGGTCGAGAACCTGTTGCTTGTTCCCCTTAAAGCCAAACTCCTGCTTGACAATCGAGTATACCGATTGCCCCCTCCGAGTCATACCCAAGACTTCCAGCTTGAGGGCACTCCTTAACATACGGGTGCGAAACCCATCGATTGCTTGTGGCGTATCTAATACTACTGTTTTATTCATTATACTAATCCCAAGAATTGCATTACTTTTTGTTTTGTGTGATTAACTTCCCAGAGAGCTTTTTCTGCATTGCCAGCAGACAAGTGAAACTCAAGGCTATACCTACCAAATGTTACTACTTCACAAATTTTATCGTCTTGCTCCAGTATATCTTGGTGATTCTTAATGAGGTCAGCAACCTCACCTGACCCTAATGCGATTTGTTGTTCAATTTCCATTATTCTAGTATGACAGGTTTTTCTGTTAGGTCAACACCTTTTTTAACAAAAGACAAAACTTTTTGGAAGGTTTCGCTTACTTCGTTTAAAAACTCTTGAGATCCCATAGCGGAGTAAACGTGTTTGATGTCATTAGGATCGTAGACGTTAAGTACATCCAAAATTACTTTCAATTGCTCGTTAGTGAGTTCATCCATTTTCTTGATCCTCCATGAGTTGAAGAAGTAACTCTTCTAGTTTTTCTTTGGAGTTAAACATATAGTCAAGCGTATCGTCCTCGTTGTAGTGATCCACGAATGTCGTGATCCATGCTTCCACCTTGTCGCACCAATCTACATTGTACTGCGGATTATAAACAGAAGATGCAATCTTCAGTTCGTAGAGTTTTGGCTCCATTACTGGATGTGGTATTGTTTCAGTCATTATGCCCTTATGGTTGATGTTGAGTATTGTTTCCAGACTTGAAGGTCGAGGTCGGCAACCGACATCCTTCTACGCTTGGCAATGGTTGTGAATTGTTTTGCGAGAGAGTTGTAAAGTTTCTCGTCTTGCGGAGTGGACTTTGGTACGTTTTTAATTCCTTCAGCTTTTAAGAATTTAAGAACGTGAGTATCTAATACAGGTACATTATACCCTTCCCTTGAATGAGTCAAGAAGAAATTTGATGTCTTTAACTTTACGCCACGGATGGTGCAGAGTTGTTGGAGCGTACATTTACGCAAATCCAAGCCCGAATAGATAATGTCCTGAAAGGAGCTAACAAGACGACCATACTGCCCCATCTTAACTTCTTCTAAAGACTTACGCAGTTGACCATAGTCATCGAGTCGCTCAGCATACTCAAAAGGAGAATCGTGACGATGAGTTCGTGCATCATACCAGTCTGCCAACTTGCGAGCTTGCGTATCAGACTTCTTCCCAGCAACTACGACACAAAACAACAGAAAGAATTCCAGTTCGGCATCGGTGCGATTGTAATCGGTGATTTCTTGAGGATTAATTTTCATACCTTAATTAAATAGATTTTTCAGAAAAACGCAAGCAAAAAATGCGTAAAGTTAGAAAAAACTTTTGGCACGGGAGGTGCAGCACGGCCCGTGCCAATTCCCTCGGGCCGACCACCTCGACCCAAGGGATGTATGCACTTTTAATTAAAGTGCAGAGCGAGCAAACACCGCCTTGCCACAAGCGGTACGCAGGACGCTCTTACGAGCGACTCGCCTGTTAGGACGACCATTATTGGTGTCGGTGAAATAAACGTGAGTTGGGGTGACTTTCGCCACCTTTCCCGAATGAGCCTTGCGCTGAAGACCCTTGGCAACCAGAAGGGAAACGAATCGCCCCTGTGCGCCTGTTACTACTTGAGTGATGTTAGTTGCAGTATTTTTCATAACTTTTAATATAACTAATTGTTTTTGTTGAAGGTGGGCAACTGGGAGGATTAAGCCTCCGCAGTTGCATCGAATAATGAGTGAAGTGAAGTTGAGCGAGCAGGGAGCAATCCGAGATTGCCTTTCCAGACTTCGCTGAACGAATTGTAAAGAGAGTACAGATTGCGGTCAGTAAACTCATTGTGGTTGGGCTTGTTCCATTGTTCCACAATGTCAGCGATTTGCGTCTTGGAGCAAGCACCCGACTGGTACGCCCGAATGATGAGGTCATTAGCCTCCTTGTTGGAGCCAAGGTCATATTCTTTGTAAGCGTTCACACGCTTTTCCTGACCAATCCAAGATTCACGCAACTTGCCGATTGCGTTGGCAATCTTCATAAAGATATTGCCAGCAACATTGACGTTGTCGATGTTCTTGGTATGCCTCCGAGCAATGACAATCTCATTGTTGAAAATAAGATTGGAGCAAACGAAAGGGGCATCCCCAGCCATAATGCCAGCAGGGAAGCACTTGTCGTGACCATTGCGTAGCCCAACGATAGTTGCCCTATCGGCATTTTCGGGAGCGGTGCGGTCTTGAACTTGCATCAGTCCAAAGTAGCGTTGCCCAAAACGAGCGAGGTTGTGGTTTTCATCCACAATATCGAAACCATTCTCGTCAAGATGCTTGCGAGTCTGTTCAATGAGAAAGCCGTGACCAATGGGAGTCCATGTGTCGGTCTTTTGAGGAGTCTCGACTTCGAGAACTTCATCATAAGTGGCTTGAGTGCGGTCAGAACCGCAGATGTTTAGGTTGAGTTGCTTCATAATTTTCTAGCTTTTTGAGGTTAATTGTTATATATAATTAAATAGATTTTTTAGGAAACGTCAAGCCTTTTTTTGTGCTTTTGTTTCCTAGGTAGGATTTTGTTGACACGCTTGTGAGGGCGAGCCTTACTGAAAATTCCTGTCTTTCTTACCTTAACTTTCATAACATTAAGTATGACATTTTTTACGATTAAGTCAAGGGTAATCGCACAAAAAACAAATTTTTTTTTATGGACAGATTGGCACGGGGCGGGCTGCACGTTCCGTGCCAAATGGAGTACCGAGCGGGATTCGAACCCACGTAAAGGGTTTTGCAGACCCCTGCCTAGCCACTCGGCCATCGGTACTAGTATTCAGAAGGACTTGCCCAAGACTTTTTGAAGTCTTCTAGCTTCTTGCCTTGCGCCATGCGAGAAACAATATACTTGAGGATGTCTTCCCCAATCTCATGCTTAACCGCACCGAAATTATATGTCTCTAAATCTCTGGGCGATCCATAGCCAAATTGTATTTCAATATAGCAATCATCAATAACGTCTTCGCTATCGGTTACCGCACATCTGTTGCTGTCCATGTCCATTTTACTTTTTAATTAAAAGCCTTATAGCTCCACCGCTCTCTTCAAGCTCGAACTGTACGCCTTGTTGTTGGAAGCGATAAATTAGCTCTACAAAGAAATCCATGTCATCGCCCTTGTGTTTTTCAAAAAATAATTCGCTGTAATTCATTTTACATATATAGGTCAGGTGTGTCTGGAATGTGGGAAACATCTTTGAGTTCGTCATCAAAGAGTTTATGTCCATAAGAAATCTCTCCATCCTCTCCTTTTAAAGAAGGGAAAGCAGAAACAGCATCCTCTTCGGTGTCAAAGGTGTCGAGGAAATCAATACGAGTCATCCCCGCACAAACGGAATGCTTTGGGTATCCATCGTTGAGATAGCCTTTAACAGTAAAGCCATATTCGTCTTGATGTAGTTGCAAGTAGTCGTAGTTAGGTATATTCATTTTTTTATCAATTAAGGTTAAGGTCTGCGTAGTCCATACTTCTTTTCCAATCTGCTTCATATGCTTGGTCATCGTCTCCATAACCTGCATCATAAACTTTTTGCATGTATTCATGATGCCATTCATTCATAAGATTGTCAACCTCTAAATCTCGAATCTCAGAGGCGTAACGCTCACGCACATCATCATATCTTGCCCCGAATTCGTGGTCGAGGTGTTCTTGTAGTAGTTGGCTTTGTAATAACATTTTTATATCACCCTTACTTCGTTTGGATACAGTTTTACGAACGAGGCGAACCATCTTGGTTTTTCCGTTCGTTTATCTACAAAAGATTTATACTTGTAGGGATTGTAGGTAATGGGGGCCATTTCCCACCATCCTATGTCATCCCAAGCTTTAAAGGATGGGTCAGGATGGGAAAGGTAGCCCTTGATTCCTGCATGAACATTTTTTCTCTTTTCTCTCAGTACTCTCTGTCTGCCCTTGCTGTTGACATACATAGTTGCTTGGTATAAATTAATCGGGTCTTTATCCGAATGAGCTTTTACCAATCCGTCCTGCTTAATCGACCAGCAATCTTTGTGCAGGTTCTTATAGATGAATACTTTGCGGGAGTCATCGAGGTCATAACGTGGGTCATGCGGTTTTCTACTTTTCATACCTTTAATTAAATAGATTTTTCAGAGAAAGTCAAGGGTAAAACGGATAAAGTTATCTTTTCATTTTGGCACGGGGCGGGCTGCATTTTCCGTGCCAATTACCGACCCTGTCTCTCCAGCCATAAATCGACTGCATCAACTAACTTATTTAACTCTAACATATTTGGCGTATTACTATTTAACTTTTCTAGAGTATCATCTAAATTATCTTGTATAGCCATATCAAATAATCTATCAATCCTTTCGCAGACTAATTCATATTCTTCTTCTGTCTCTATTACATATGTTGTATCAGGATGTATTATCCACTCCTGCATTTCCTTTATTTGCTTCTTTGTCATCTGACTGATATTATGTCTTCTGTATTAAGACCATATTCTTTTGCTGTTCTTTGCCTGACAAATAATTCTCTATCGCATTTCTTGCAATGATAGGTGTTCTCTTTAAATAGGCGATGTTTGCGGAAGTTAGTGCCACAACATTTGTCGTTATATAAATATTTAACTTTTGCCTTGGAGTTGCATCGCTCTTCTGTGCATCCTACTACTCTACACCATTTTCTCCAATGCTTGTCGTGCTTACTATCTCCACGCTCCTCTATGTCTAGGGCATGGGCAATTTCATGTAAAATTGTATTAGTTACGCTCGCCTCATCATTTTGGTCAACGTAATGCCTGCTCAAACAAATCTTACGCTCCCCTTCCTCAATGTAACATTCACCTAGCGTCCTCCGCTTATTCGTGAACCCTCCCCACTTCCACTTCAGGTTGCCATCACCAAAAACGCCCCATTTAACCATGAGGCGTACACATAAGAGTTGAGCTTTTATCAATTTCATGCCTTTAATTATGACATGGTTTGATAAATTGTCAAGCTTCAATTATTCGTGGATTATCTTCAATTTCAATATGATAGTAAGCATTCTTGATCCAGCCTCTTGTCTTAAAGAAATAATTCTCAGCAGTTACATAACATCTTTTATTTAATAAAGTTGAGTCTACAGGTTTGGGTCTTTGTAGTTCATCCTTCTTTATTTGTGATATATATAAAAAATCGGCATCTTGCGGAGTTTCATATAATATTGCCTTATATTTAATGGACATGATTTAATATAATATTATGTATGTGTTATTTGTCAAATAAAAAAACCGCTCCCGATACGGAGGGGCGGTCTTTTAAAAAAAATGTGAGGGAGAGGATTACTTATTTTACCTCTAACTTTTCGGGATAAACTAAAGTTCGTTTACCTACTTCGAGCCACCATCTCTTTCCTCATCCATTTGGACATCAGTCAAGCCTAGCGCACTTTATGGGGAGTATCAACCCATTGTTCGGTCACCCTCTTAATTCAGCCAGCCGTCGCTAACCAAAAGTTTTAAAATCTGTCAAAAATCAAGGTTATTTGTTTTTGTTTGAGTTACCCTTCTCAATTATTATACGTATATAATACAATAAATTTGGTTATTTGTCAAGGACTTTTTGGTAAAAATCAGAAATTGTTTTTTGGTTACGCTCCATTATTGCTCCAATTACAATAAATGCAACTAATAGTACAATAATTACTTTTTCTTTAAACATTATTTACTCAAATTTTGCCCAACCTGCATTAAATGTATTTCCAGGCGCATATATTAGCTGACCATCTTTCTCATAAACATACAAGTCATCGTGGAAGGGCATGTATTTCTTAACGTATTGTCGTGCTTCTTCTAGGGTAGGCGAAAGATAAAGTGTCTCGCTCTCTCCACCATTTTCAAGTTTAACTATATATTTAGCGTTGGGGACATTTGCCACTCCACCCTGCCAATCAAACGATTTATTTTGTGCAGTTCGCCTTGGGATTATCTTTGTAGGCTGACTAACCAGAAAGGGGTCAGGCAATAAATCATGTGCAGTTACTCTCTTAATCTTATTTGTGTTGACTTGATGCAGGTAATTAACAACAGACATATCCATGTGCTTTGCCTCTTCTTGTATTTGCTCCGCATGAGTGTTCAATTGTTCTTGCGTAATTACTTTATTATTAAATGTAGTTGAAGTTGTATTGCTAGTCCCTCTGTATTTACCCCAATCAGCATTGGAGGCGCAACCAGATAGAAAAAGTAGTAGAATTAAGTAGGTGTGTTTCATTTTAATAATATTTGGATTGTTTTATAGATGGCGAACCACATTGTGGCACATACTATTGTCATTGTTAAGTAAACCAGTATGACCTCTACTCCATCTTTTGTCAAGCCCGAAATTGAGCCAAGTGAACTGCATAAAGAAAAGAATAAAATTAAGCTACTCACTTACCCTAGCCTTCAAGTACATATTCCAATTCCTCTCTGCCTCTACTAAAGATTCTTTATTATTATTTGCGTTGTATTCCATTCGGCTTGCAATGTATTCTCCTAGATATGCTTCACTAGGATAAGGCTGATGACTACAACCAAAAGATAGCAAGAATAAAAATATTATAAATACAACTATAATTGTCCATAAACCTTTGAGTGCGTGATTTTTCATTATTTGTTCTTATTTGTTGTTATTTGCTCGAAATGCGCCAAAAGTATTGAAAATTCTTTAAAATTAGCGAGTCTTTCTTCTACCATTTGAACCGCCAAACTTATTATTATGCCAATCTCGCTTTATAAATTTTGTTTTATTATTATTTGGGGGCTTTTCTTCTAGCTTTTCCTCTAAATCTTCTTTTATTTGCTCTTCCTGCTCTGTAAGATTTTCTTTATTATTAAGTTGCTCTAGTAATTGCGAGTAAGTTTCTAATTCTTTATTTGCTTTATTTATTTGTGTGTTCTGATAAATTAAGGCGCAAGCCAATGGCATAATTGATAATAGAATAGTTAATACTAAATTTCGAGCGCAGGGAGCGGGAGAAGTGGAGGCGGTATCGCAACCGCCCCCACTTGATTCCTGACCAACCCTTTTATTGCGTCTGGATTTGGGATACCGCATCCTTTATTTCGCCCCGCAACTCAACAATTTTTTCCATCAAATTATTTGCGCCTTCTACTTCTTCATTTACTAATGAATGTGTTATTATTTTATTTAAAGCTAATTCGGGCTTGTCGCAGTACCCGACAAAATGCCACTTTTTTTCGTGCGATTGTCTTTCGGCAATCTTTGGATTCTTGCTCAAAGCTGGAGTTCTTAAATTTTCAACGACTAAATTTAAATCGTCTGCTCGTTTAATGCGATAGTTTCCAATTGTGATATTCATATTATTATTGTTGTTGAGTTTGGCTTACTTGATTTTGTCTGATAATAGAATAGAGGAATTAAACTGGAATGTCAAATACTTTTTTAATTTATTTTCCTAATTGAAATAATGATTTTATTATACAAAAATATATATTTAATTAGGAGTGGTAGTATTTTTCACCTAAATTTTCCAGCAATTTTTACTTTATATATTATTATATAATATATACTTCTTGTATTTGGCTATATATTCTTCCTTATATGGATATAATACCAAATAGAAAACTATTTCTTCTTCTTGGGCTTTTGGTAAACTACCTTCTCCTGACGAGGTTCCCCATCGCTAACAAGGGTCACTTTACCCTCTAATTGGTCACAAGCAATCTTCGCCCATCTCAATGCCAGAGCCTTGCCAAAGCCCAAGTTGTAGGAGGTTGCCCATCTGTCCTCTTTGTCGTAAACACTATATCTTTGATTCATAAAGTCTCCTGTTGGTAGCATATTTTCTAATGTCTTTGTAATTGTTTGGAACTATAATTGTTTATTGAAATGTTTTACTTTTGCAATTGCGGTATCATATTTACTCTTATAAAGAGAGTCGGGAGTATAATTTACTCTACCATTCTCTGCCATTTCTAAAACTAATTCCAATGCTTTATTTAAAGACATTGTGTTTTGCTCTTGTATTTGCTTAATAGTTGGATAGCCATTATTTTTTATATAATCATCTAACATCTTTTCCATGAAGTCGATTTTGGTTTCAATAATTTTATAGTCCGATTGTGTTTCGCTATCACTCATAATCTCTAAATCCTATTGCGTAAGGAAATCTTGGTATTCCATCTGGAGTCTTTTCAAAGAATTTGATTGTTGCCATTTTGCCAATGTACTCATCTTTATTATTAAGAATTTCTGCCAAATATTCAAAATTACCTTTAATATTAGAATTGAATTGCTGATAAGATTTTGGGTCAATCAACACTAAATGTTTTGCCGTTCCTTGGCGATTCCCATTTCCTTCTTCAATATCGACCACTTTATACTCTGCATCCCTAAATTCCTTACGTTTTAATAGAAACGTAGAGCGTTTCTGTTCGTACTGCATATCCTTCCTTACCATCTGACCTTCAAAGCCATCTCGTAAGTATTCGTTATAACATTCATCCAAGCCTTTTTGTCCAGTAATTTCTGTTGTCTGCACAAGTTTAATGCAATCCTTTTCTTGTAAGGAATTTAATAATGTCTCAAACCTTAAAAAGAATGGAACCTTCTCTTCTGCATGAGCTATTTTCGGGCAATCATAAATCCAGTATTGAATTGTTTCTGCTCCCTCTTCTAGCCTATCGGCAAATTCTTTTTCTTTCTTGGCAAACGCCTTATCTGTCATCTTCGCTGATTTAACAGGTTTTTGTTTGCGAACAAGTGAAACAATCTTATTGAAATTATCTTTCAAGTCGTGATTGTATAATTCTCCATCTAAAATAGAATTTTGGTTTGCTAGGAAAAAACTTTTTAATGAATTAGTGATATGGGGAATTGCTTCTATTACTTTGCCATTCCTTGTTCTGGCTACAACCTCTCCCTTTTCTAATCTTGTGATGCACCTAATTCCATCTAATTTTGGTTGCGAATAAACAGGAAACTTCACTTCGTCTGCTCTGTCTTTATAATTATGTGCCAACATAGGCTCATAAAACTTTTTGTTATCTACATCATTTACGTTTGAGAAATAACCTGCCTTTAGCTTCTTCTCCCATTTTGCTTGAGCTTCAAGTTCTGCTTGCTCTTCTGGAGAAGTTTCATTTATGTGTCCCAAATTTTTTGAATGACAACTTGTTGGTTTGGCGACATTCATCTTCATTCCCCGAATGCCTCCTTCTGTCCAAAACTTGTTTCCTTGAACGTGAATTGTCCATTGGCGAATCTTGCCTTTGGTATCTCTCTTGTATAATGTATCGAATTTCTTAATCATGCCTCAATTATGACAGGTTCATTGATAATGTCAATGAAAAAACAACTTTCTGCTTCAGAAAGTTTCTTCCTCTTTCATTAAAAATCTTTTATAATTATCTGTTAGCATATTATGTAGCTTAAAAAATCTTACTTTGCGATTAACTCCCTCCGTATCCTTTACTTCAATTCTGTCATCGAATCGGCTCGCCTCAAATAATTCTCCTTGAGTAAAAGAAACATCTTTAAAATCTTTTTCATATTTCTCATTGTATGGCAATGTAACAACAACTCCATCATCATCAGTAATAGCAAATAATTTAACAATAATTGGTGGAAGGTTATCTATCGCTACAAAATGAGCCTCTTGAAAGTAAGAGTAAAATAAATAACTTTTTATGCTATTAAGTTTGAACATCTGTAATAAAGGGAGGGAGGCATTAGCCCCCCTCCCATATTATAATATTAATTCCTATAGTTAGCGTAAATTTCAGACCGACTTGTTTTCTTATCGTCAATCGACTCTACCTTAAAAGTCCATCCATCAGAATTAAGCCCTTCAACAATCGCAATGATTTCTTTAGAAGATAACGAAATGCCTTTCATCCTTGACTGCACTTGTTTTATTGTTGGATTAATTCCCTCTGCATGACGATTTTCAATGTAATTCCGAATTGATAATTCATTTGCAGACAATTCATCATCCCATGATTCATCTTCATCATCGTCATAATACTCTTCATCCCAATCAGAATCATAATCTTCATCCTCATCAAAATAGACAGGCTTATCCCATTCCTTGCGACCATCAGTAATTTCATTAATCACTTCGTATTTACATACTCGCAACTTTTGATATGAAGAACAACTAGGAACACTTACTGCATCCTTGGGATCAAAACGGACAACCATGAGCTTGCCATCTCCACCAGCCCAACCATCTGCATAATCAAATGATCCAACGTGAAACCCATAAGAGCATCCGTTATTAGGATCATCATCGACACTCCTACGCTTCATTTCAAGCGTTTCTCCAACGCTATTATCAAACTTTCCAGAATACTTGTCCTTATAATCATCACTAACACCCTTGTATCCAATAACATATCCATCTGGATCAATAGGTAATTCTTTGTAATCAAGAAAGTTATAAAGTTGCTCTACTGAATTACGAGAGGGATTATCCAATAGCTTTTCAATAAAATTGAAGATCGGAGAAGGGTCTTTAATGCCTTCACGCATAAGAGACAACAACTTATCAATCACAACTCCATTGAGCTTTTCTTGCTCGCCAGAAGAATGATTGTAATAAACATCACCCTCCTTAATCTGGATATTGCCCAAAGAATAGTCTTCAACTGCACTCTTTGTGTCTACCAGTTTGATAACTTTATCGTAATTTCCGTCAAGTAAAGACTGACGAACCTGCATGAAGTTCAAATTGTCCCTGCGAACTGAATGAACTTGACCATCCGCAAAGATGGTGATGGCGTTTTCTCCGAGATTATAAGCTAGTTTAGTCATATTTTTTTCTCCTCTTTAATTTTTAACTACCATAAGTTTATGATAGATTCTTCTTTTTGTCAATGTTTTTCTTTAAAAATTTTGAGCAACCAGAGGGAACGTAGTTCCCTCTGGCTACTACTATGATTACACTTGTTTTACTGATTAAGATTCCCTTGCTGAAGTCGAGTTAGCTCATCCATTTGTTTTATGTAATTAACCAATTTGGTTGCTGAATCTTTGCCAAATCTCCAAGAGTACAATTCAACCATTTCAATCATCGGATATAACTTATAAGCCTTTTCTACATCCTCTTTGCTTAATTCAGCAGTATATTGCTTGATATTATTAGAGATGAAATCTCCATCGTAAGCAGTATCCATCGCTTTTAAAGCTACAAGCAGAGTCTTAACCCTTTGGAGAGAATGATAATGATATGATCCATCGTCATGCTTTGGAAGGAAGTTGATAGCTTTTTTAATGATATTAGAATCATCCAATTCTTCAGCTTTCTTTACAAACTCTTGGCAAGACATAAAGTCAATTGAACTAATATTATTGTACGATAATTCATCAGCATATTCCTGCCACAACTTTGGAGTGATAATCGTATCAACATTTTTCTTCAACCAAGATTTAAAATGCGTCCAGTTAGAATCGTCCAACTTTTCGGTATCCTTACAACGGACTCCATAAACCTCCACTTCTAATCCGCAAATATCTTTTATGCTTTTAATAAAGGTTGCTAATTCTCTTGTGTCAAAAGATTCAGCATGACGTTTACCATTAACAATCTTGTATCGCAGGATTGGTACATAAACACCTTGAGTTGGCGCATCATCTGTTTCAACATCAAGCCAATTGTCTTGGTCATTGTGAGAGGAATCCAAACGCAACTTAAAAACCTTAACGTGTTGGCGAGAACCTGCTGATGATTTTCGAGTGCCTCCCTTTGAAACGTAACCGCTTGGAGCCTTATCTAGCTTTGAAAAATAATTTATATTATTATCGCTAATGTGTTCAAAGTCTCGTTCATCATAAAACTTTTTCTTTGTGGTATCATCCTTGAACCAAACCATAAAGATATTCTTTGCATCTGGATTTGCCTTAAATAATGTGCGAGCTTTTAATGCCATACCATGATTTGATGTACAATCATTATATCCAAGCAAATTATCTGCATGACAATCAATTGTCCTTACTAATCGACTTTTTACTTTATAGCCATCTGTATTATCGGAATCATCTTCCTTCCAGTAATTACGGATAGTCATTTCTGGGCTATAATGATCCACCCTAATTTGGTGAATGCGAGCATCAGTAATTTTAATACCATTCCACTTGAAACTATTCTGCAATACCTGTTGAATAGAATATGGCAACGAATTAATAATAGACGCATAATTGCACTTCGCTTCATAAAGATCAGAAGCATTACCTAATTTTTCTTGTGCAATATCTTCTAGATCATCTTTAACTAACTGAATTTTCTTTTTAATTGCCTCTTGAGTACGCTTGGTATATTCCAAGCCTTCACGACTTGGAGCAATATTTAATTCTCCAATGTCAAATTCAATTTCAAGATTATCTACGGACAATAAATCTTGTAGATTAGAATCCATGTGCTGAATAGAATCACTCTGAATAGGATACCCGATATTCCCCATTATAGCAATCGTCTGATTTGACCTACTATAATCATACCTTGCCCGATAACCATTATGGTTGGCAGTACCATCATCATATAGAGTCCAAAAGTCACCTTTTAATGAAACAACTTTTTCTTCAAGTTTATCTTCGCCTAGATTGTGAATCTTTGGCTTGATTTTAAAATAACGAAATAAGTTGAGCGATTCTTTTCTAAAAGTATCAACATCAGTATCAGCTACCGAAATAACAATTTCCATACCATTAGGTTCAGTAGTCGGAGATGAATCCATAAGAATTACTTTGCCTTTAGCCGACTCATCAATTTGAGCATTATAAGTATTCTTTGTGCCATTATTGTACGAAATGATACCGAAATTATCTCCATAAGCAAATCCAGCCTTGCACCCGATACCTAATTGACCAGTAAAAGCATTGGAATTACGTTTCGTTGACTTACAATAACGAGTATAAAGATTGCGAATCTCTTCGTCAGTCAATCCAGTACCTAAATCACGAACCTTAAAGGTTGGCTCAAACTTCGTTGGCAATGTAACCTCAATAGGAGTATCGCCAATCCCTACTTCAGCATGGGCATCTACGGCATTGGTAGAATATTCCCGAATAACTGCGAGAGGTTTATTAGAATAAATTTGATTCCTCAATAAATCAATAACAAAAGAAATGTCCTCTTGGTCGATGCCAAATTCGGATTCTTTAAAGTCATGTGAGCGAACCAATGTGTGTGTCTTGTTTGTAGTAATCATAATCAGTAATTAGTGTAGGTTTTTCTTAATCTTGTAAACCAGTCTGACAGGTTTTGGCGCAATGTCAAATCTTTTTTTTAAAAAACGTCAGAAACTTGATGGTGCAAAGCCTGACAACTTGTTGAGCCTGTCCTTTTTAGCCTGTCAAGTGCAGGTTTGCTCAAACTATCCTCGTAGGCAGTTGTCGGGTCAATAAAGTTAGCTTCAATAGTTTTTTTATTTGGCTGATACTTGTCCTCCATCTGTAAATAATTGTAAAGTTGTTTTCCTTCTTTTTTCTTTTCGACTAGGATTCGTTGCTCCAAGCAAAATTGTATTAAATTAAGTATGTCCTCCTCTTTTATTTTAACTCTTCCAGATTGGATGACGTTTCCATCAGCCCCATTTGTTCCACCTTCAATAATATATTCTTCAAGAGTATAGGTTTTATTATAGTAATCAGTCTGATTTTGTTTTACTCTATATCTTGTAGTTTTAGTTAAGCTCATTAGACTTCCTCGTATATTTCGCTAGGTTTAATATAGCCTTTCTTAATCATTTCACTAAAATAGTCGAATACTCTTTCGTATCTTAATGAATGAAGATTTTTAATTGATTGAAGTGTTTCTTTTATTTCGCTAGGTCTAGGCGAGTGCCTGTCAATTTTATCTATTAAAGCCTCAATGTCGCTTTCAACGTCTGCGCTAATAGTAATTAATTCTTCCAGTTCAAAATAGTCTGTTCCATGTTCTGATGAACTGCCATCCCATAAAACACCTCCTTTGATGCCGTTTAATTTAGCCACACAAATTTTAGCGTCTTGTAAGTTATTAAATGTTGGACAGATGATTTCATCTGTATCGTCCTTGATGGAGTGAGTGTCTATTACTTGGTAATACTCCTTGCCGAAAGCATCTACCTCGTTTGAAATTTTATAACGCATTTGAATTGTTAAGTTTTATTTAATAGTTGAAAGTCTTTCCGCTTTTATGTGATTACGGAAAAGGTGATGAAAAGTAACCAGTCTCTTATAACACCAATCGACCGCCACAATACCTCGTTTGAAATTTTATTAATTTAAATAGTTTAGAATCAAGTCGTACTTGTATTCTGCGACTGCGCCTATTACGGCAAATGTTAAAGCCAAGATTGAAGCTATTAGTATTTCTTTCATTGTGAATATAAGTCTGACAGGTTTTTGGAGAATGTCAAATGTTTTTTAAATTTAATTCTGGCATCCACTCAACGCCCAATCACAAAAAGATTCTGCTCTGACGTTACCCCTATTGGGTACGATGCCGACACATAGCCCCTCATCCGAATCCCAATCGTACTCATGCCCTCTCTTCTTAAATATTTCCGTAGCTAATTCAAAGCAATTTTTCCTTAAACCAACCTCGTCTATGAAAGTCTTTTCTATTTTAAGTAAATTAAGGTAATCCCTTTTTTTGGAAAACCCATGATACTTCCTATCATCTTCCTTGTAAGAGTATAAGACTGCTTTGTATGTGAATTTTTTATTCATGTAATTAAGCCTGACAGATTTCTGGGGAATATCAAATGTTTTCTAAAAATTCTTTAACTGAACTGGATATTTTAAAAAGCGAATAAAATTCTGACTCGCTGATTTCTCCACCGCTTCCCCAACTGAAGGTATATTCCTTTGTGTCTTTATCAAAGTAAATATTTGTTACAGACTTGGGTCGATAAGTCCATGTATGTCCATTTGGTCGCCATTGATTCGCTGGATAATGTTTAGTCTTGCTTTTGCCCCAAAAAGTTATTGAAGCATTTTTTCTTTGCGATTTAATCTGCGACATTTTAATCACAAATGTTTTGTCGGGATAAGTATCAGTCTTGCGACTTGTCTTTATCTTTTTTAAATCCATGCTTTTTATAATGGAATTGTTTACCCAGAGAACCTCCTCTGGAATATTTGGCTGATTGTAATTATTCATTATTTGATATTGAATCTAATAGTTTTCTGTATGCGTTTGTTGTGTCATAAATCTTTTGCGCTTTCCGCTCGTCTTTATTGTCTAGGCTTAAATAAGCCTCCCCATGCTCAATCACTTTACGAATAGTATATTTATACGAATTAATAAGCTCTCTTACCTTTTCTGGATGATATTCAGTCTCATGGTTTGCAAGCTCTGTTTTGATTTTTGCTAATTCTGTAATATAAAATTTAACTGATTCGTAATATGTATCTGCATCCATGCAGGAGATTACACTTTGATTACATAGTATATTCTAATGTATCTTCGATAGAATTAATAAAGATGGGAGTGCTTTCTCCCATATAGGCTCCTGCTACGTTATAATCATAAAACTCTACCGCATCTTCATAGCTCATGCCATCCCTTTCTTGGAAAATTTTTATAACTTGCCCTACGTCATAAACTAGCCGTATATTTCTATTGTGTCCATTCCAAGAATCAGTCCAGCCAATACACGCCTCGTCTAATCCAGTTGCTCGCAGAATCTTCTCATCATAATTCCTATCGGCAAAGTCATCTATAATTGTTTCTTTATTCATTTTAAAAAGGAGTGTCTGCTTGTGTCTTTATTCTTAATTCATATTCTTCCATGAATATTTTATTAATAGTTTCGTGAACTTCTTTCTCTATTTCTTCTGCTAAATATTCTCTAGCATATTTGCTTGCCATATTAATGTCTTGATTGGCTTCAAGAATTACTTTTATAATATCTTTCATTTTTTTTCTACCGCTTCCAAGATTATTTTGATATGCTTGCCGTCACTTTCTCTTTCTATTTTTAATGTAATAGACTTGTTGATGCTTAAAGCCCTCCTTACTATCCAGTCTAGGTCAGACTCATGCAAGCCTCCTAGAACTCTAATGCGAGGTAATGCACTTCCTAGAGCATCCCAGATTCTCTGGCGAGCTTGAGCTTTTCTTTTGGAATCTTCTCTTGACATTTTAATTCTCCAAGCAGTATGACCAGTAACGACTATTGCGCTTGCCTTGAACCTTATTCCAATACAATTCTCGTACAACTCCATAGCCTAGACCATGTTCATCACATTTGTCAATCCATTTCTGCTCCATCTCTTCATACTTGACGAGAGAAGGACTTTCCTTCTTGTCCCAACCAAGAAAACGCAAGAGGTGAACATCTAGACAACATACGGATGCCTCAACTGGAAAGCTCAAATTAAGAACAAAAGAAGTCTTTGCTAATCCAATTCCATAAGTATCTTTAGCAAGTCTATTCCGACATTCCTGCCAAGTTTCATTGTTTTTCTTATAAAACTGCTTTGGGTTTGCCCGAAACTTACGAGTGAAATCCCAAAGTGCTTTATAGCGCATACTGGTCAAGCCCAACGAGCTATCTTGAATCATCTCCAGCAAACGCTCCTTTGAAAGAGTCCAAGAAAGGTCTTGAGTTAAAATATTATATCCCTTGACGTTATTCTCCCAAGTCGTATGAATGCTACAAAAAGCAAACACCCAACGCTTAAAATAATCTACATCATTTTTTACTTTAATGCCTTCCCAATAATCTGTACCTTCCTTAACCTTGCCGTAGGTCAAGTCATTGATAAAAGAATCAAGGGTCAGTTCCTTCTTTTTGCGAACAGGTCGAAACTCCTCAAAAGGAACAACAAGTTGCTCCTGCAATTTCGGGTCAACGAACAGCGAATCCATAATTTTTGCGTAATTCATGCCAACCATTCAAGTGATTTCTGGCGAAAGGTCAAGAAAAAAAAGAAAAAAAGTCTCCAGACCGCTGATAGAGCCAACTCACTCCTCCTCTAAATGTCGCAACCATTCGGGGATAGTATGCTCTTCAAGGTATTTTCGGTCAATTGTGGTGGAAAAATGGAGCTTGCCATCAACGTAAACGTCCCAACATTCTTTATTGTACGAGGATTTATCTGCGGTATTCCCGCATCTTGGATAGGAAGGTTTTATTTCTATTTTCATTCTACAAAACTTTTTAGTATTTTAAGTTCGTTGAGTCCATTATCTTTAATGAACAGATTAATAAATTCAATTACTTGTGCTGGATGAAATTTTGCTACCTCTTCTCCAACTTCGATATATTTGCCATCTTTCCATGCTTCAATTAATTTTATGTAATTATAATTGCTCATCTTACAAAATCAAAAGTTGTCGTAAGTCTTACCTCCCATTGAAACCAATTTTCCGTAAAACTATCCCATGCCGTAGGATATATTTGGGGATGAGTCCAAACCCAACTATCAATCATTTCCCAATAAAACCAAATACCATTATTTGGGTCGAGAGAAGGATAAATCCACCCTTGCTTGTTGTGGTAAATCCATCCGCTCTCTGTCTCATAATACGCCCCAAGCCAATCTAAATACTTCCAGTTCGATTCAGTATTCTGCAATACGCTTGAAAGGTTGAGTGCATTTACATCCCATGTTCCACAAGCAATAAATGGCAAAAGTAATAACAATAGAATTTTTTTCATAAAACTGGTAGGGACAGAGGGAATCGAACCCCCATCTAAAGATTAGAAGTCTCTTGTTCTGTCCGTTGAACTATGCCCCCTTTAAAATAAAACTATTAAGAATATTAAAAAATTAATAAACAGGACTCCTGCCAAGAGTCCAAATAAAAGATTGGTTCCTGCATATTCAGCATTGGGGCATCTATATTTAAGGTTATTATTATATTTTTGTTTAGGTGACTCTGGTTCAACGTCAAAGCGGTCTTTTTTATAATTCCATTTTAACATATATATTATTACACTTGCCTAGCCTCCGCAAGCTACATAGTCAAATATTACTGGCTTGTCATCTATCCATCCTACGTTTTCTGGGTGAACATCAAATAGCTCACAATAATCTTTGCCTAGTCTTTCTTCTAAAAACTTATATGCTTTATTTTTCTTATTTCTCTTTGCTTTGGGCTGAATACAGATGCATTTACATTTGTAGTACGGCTTTACGCAATATTTGGTTAATTTAAATCTCTTGTCTTCTCTATCATCAATGGAACCAGTATGGTAAATCTTTACTACAAAGTCAATACTTTTCTTTGAGAATACTAATTTATACGCTCCCTCGCCAATACATTCAAAATTTTGTGCTTCTAACTTTTCTATAAATGTTTCCTTCGCTAATGTAAAATCTATTCCATTGCTTACGTTGTTCAAGTCCCATGTAAGGGCATCGTCTTTGCATTGTCGCCATAGGTTAAGAATCTTCTCTGCTTTGTGATTGTTCATTATTTGATTGATTAATTATTTGTTTCAAAATACCTTGGATTGTCGCCTCCTCAAGAGGAAGCGCATATAGGTCATGCTCCATTTCTTCTGCGAGTTGCTTGACCATTTCGAGGTCAAACTCATCAAGAATAATCTTATACTGCTTGACTATAAGTTTGTCTCGCATTTTGTTTCCTTCGATTATATTCTAAAGCCTGTTCCATCCAACGCTCAACAGGTTTCAACGCCTCAAGCATTTCGTGCCACTTATCTAAAGTAAATGCTCCAGAGCAACAGGTATTAAACCAATGTATTTGATCGCCATTCCATGAATTTTCTAGCATTAAAGTTTGTGGATAATTATATGCTCCATATTCTTTAATCCAACACCTTATAGAAGGAAAGCCATTCTCTGTTACATAAAGAACCTTTACAATAATTCCTTCTGGAAACTCACTTGTTCTAGTGCTTGCCTTTAATATTTGAGAGTTGAGGGGTTGTCCTTCAATTCGTTTATTATTTAATAGATATATATTCATTATTCACAACTTTCTGGCGTTTCTGTTCTACCGATTTGTTCGATATAATTTATTTCTGCATTCTCTACCCATGCTGGAGAAACTTCAAAGTCTTCTTCAAGAGCTTTTAAAGCTATCTCATTTGCTTCATGCTCTGACTCTGCATCCACATAATATGTGCGAAAGGTTGATGAGGTAAATTCTACTTCATAGGTTTTCATGTTACATTAAGTCTTGTAGGTTATCGGTTGGATTATCTTTATTAAATTTATCTAGCCGTTCTTGCTCTTTATTTACGTGATGCGCTCCATCGAAATCTGTAGGGAATCTCTTATATCCCATTTTTTCAGCTTGAGCTAATAAATCTTCAGCCATTTCAGTAACAATGCTATTAACTTCTGCTCCCATGCCCACTTCTTCAACTACTTCTACATAGTCGTACTTGGGATCATATTGCATACTGCCTTCATAACCTCCCATTTCATCTTCGACCCTCTGAACTGCATGAGCTTCCGATACCGCTTCTATTTCTACTTCACCAGAAACATGATAGGTTTTACTCCATGCTACTTTATATTTACTCATTATCTTCTTTGTGTAAAATTACATTTACTTCAACATTTTCCTCGTCCTCCGCAGGAAATACCCATTCAAATGACTTGCCTTCAAATAACATTTCGTGCAGTTCATGCTCGTCAACAGGGATTGTGATATTATAACTTTTACTCATATTTATATTTCTCTATTTTATCGACACGTTTTAAATATATGTTGATTGAATAAACTAATTTTTATCCTCCCAATTGCGGTATTCGTTTATAGCTTCGGAAATTAATTCCATTGCTTCTTCAAGAATCTTTCTCTCGTTCTCAAGAGCGACCTCCCCAAACCCCTCGGTATGTGGAGATAGCGACCTCTGCAAATGCCTAATAAGAACTATTGATTTAGTAAAGCCTGACAGGAGTCCCTGTTCATATTCTTTGCTTGGCTTATTTGCAGATGACAAATCCAAGTAGTCGTTAATATCGACTTCTCCATCATCAAAAATTTTGTCTAATTCTTTGCTTGTCTTATTTCTCCCCATTATATGGCTCCTTCTTCTCTTTGTTTATTTAATGAAATTAATGTTTCCATGTTTTCTTCAAATTCTTCTCTCATTGTTTGCCTATCGTAGACTCGTTTGCCGTCCGTGTCAACAGAATAATACGCATGAACGTAAAATGCTTCCTCGTTGTGGAGCATCCAAAGAATTTCTTGATTTTCTTGTTCGATTAACTTTTCTACGGCTCTACTCATTATTTATCCTCCTCTTTAAGAAAAGAGTCTAGGTCTTTTATTTCAATAAGCCCTTCGCTCTCATCATAGAATGGCGCAAACTTTATTTGATCTCCCTCAAGAACATCATCTTTGCATCTATTTACATCGTTGGTCATCATTTCTAATGTCTCTTGTATTTCTTCTACTGAAGCACCGACAATAGTAGGGACTTCATCGTGACCGCAAACTTCGCCTTCCTCATTGTAAAATGTCTCATACAAGCCATAATCATATTCATGGTTGTCCTCCATAGGAAATTTAATTATTCTATAGTTCCACATTTTATTCTTCGTAATTAATTTTAATATTTTTATTTTCTATTAAACCTCCATAAAACCACTTCCACCATTCGACAACTTCTTCTTTGGCAATATCATCTTTAAAGAGATGGAGGTAGGGCTTTATTTCAGCGTATATTTCACTATATTTTTTAATATTGAAGCCAGAAAGGCTGGTTAGATATTCAAGCTCTTCCTCCCACTTTTTTAAATTTTCTTCGCAGTAAACTTTGTGCCACTTTTCTTGCATTTCTTTGTTAGTCATTCTCTTCTGCTGATAGCCTTTCGTCTTGTCCTAATAGAGCATCCCTTTCTCTTTCTTCTATATGGTCATAAGGGTCATGCTCTTTTAAAGCGAAATTAATTTCTTGTTGAGCTAAATCCCATGCGTGAGCTTCGCTTGTATCTTCACACTCTTCGTTAAAAAATTCCCATATTTCAATCGCTCGACTACGAGGGAGCTTCTTCGCTTGAACTAATTGTTGGAGATATATTTTCATTTCAGTCATAATTTATATCCTCTATTAAATAGATTACTCCACCAATGTCAAGACTTTTTTCCCGTGATGGGTGATTTTTCTCTTGCCGTCAATCTCCATGAAGTTTTTCTTGAGCAAGTAAAGCTCATGGTCACGCTGGAGAGCCGTCTTGCTCAAGCCTGTTGATGCCGAAAGCATGGCAAGGGTGGACGCTCCTCGCTCTGCAAGAATCTCTAAAATTTGTTTTTCTGTGCAACTAATTCCATGAGGAAGGATGCCCAGAACTTCACAAAACTTTTTATACGATTCTCCGTCAAATACTGGGCTATTCTCTGCCTCGCAATATAACATGATTTCTTTTGCTCTCATTACTGCGCTTCTTGCATTGCCTCTCGTTGTCTTTGCTATGTGATACAACGCATCAGTAGTAAATTGAACATCGGGAATCCTTCCATGTAATATTTCGCCTAACTCGCTATACTCATAAGGCTCAAAGTCGATTGTCGTAAGCCTGTCCTTGAGCGGAGGGAATAATTTATCACTCTCTGTTGTTGCAAATAAAAATGTCTGCTTACTGAAATCAAAGTTAAATACTTGTTGTTCCCAAGTAAATTCTTTTAAATGGCTTTTCTCTGTATTAAAGATAGTAAGGAAAGCATTAGTCAGGTCTTTGGGTAAGGCGTGAGCCTCGTCAAACAATATAGTGACTTCGTTATTTGCAATAAGGGGCAAGAATATTTGCTCAAAAAATGCTTCATTATTTTTTATGGTCGAACAATTAAGCTCAAGAAATGGTCTTGGGCTTCCATCTATATTTGTAAGATTAGACGCAAAAGCCTTGGCAAATTCAGTCTTCCCTAACCCTTTGGCTCCTACAAAATTTAAAAAAGGACAAATACTTGTCTTATTAAACGCCTTTAAATAAAATTCTAGTTTGCGCTTAACATTGCTTTGCCCAACTAAACCTTCAAAAATATCATTACTCATTATTAAACTCCGTTAATTTATATTCTATTTGTGGAACTTCCTGCTCTTCTTCGCTTTCTGCTTGCGCTTCAGATACAAAAGTATAGCCTAGAGAATCTAGCCAACTTTTTTTAACAGGTACGATTCCCTTTGCGCCAATATACTGACCTAGCTCTTCGTAGGTAAGCACATGATAGACTGCTGGTCTGCCTTGTTTTTTTATCATCCCACAATTAAATGGGATTTTTTAAAAAATGTCAAGCCCTAAATTAAAAAAAGGCTAATCGGGAGACGGCAACACACAGCGCAACGGAGTAGGCGCAGAGAAGAAAGCCATACAAGAAAAAGAATACAATTACTCCTGCGGTGGAGGTTTCGGTTTTAATGTTTCGCTTGGTCTTTGCCATTATTTGTATTTTTTTAAATCTATTTCAAGCTCATCACACACTTGTTGGAATAATTCTATAAATTGAGGATTTGATGACATTGATGCGGTTGCAGTAAGTATATTTATAATTACTTGTATGTATTTAGCGTATCTACATGGTAGAGGGCATTGCCTTTCTGTCCAGCCAGTTTTGATATATTGCTTTAGGCAATCTATTAATTCATATTTAGAGATAAATTCTTCTGGCATTATTTTATTTTTCAATCTGCCATTGGCTGAAGCACTAACCGACCCTTTGTAAATAGCCAAAGTCTAATACATTCTTCTATTAAACTAGAAAAGTTTTTAAGTGGTAACTGGCTATCTTTGTCGGAAATTGCTTTTTGTGGGTTCGGATGAGTTTCTAAAAATAAACCATCTGCGCCTGCTGAAATTGCAGATTTAGCAATTATTGGTAAAAACTCTATTTGCCCAGAACTTTGTTCTCCATTTGCAGATGGCAATTGTATTCCGTGAGAGGCATCTATTATGACTGGACAACCAGTTTTTTTCATAATAGGTATAGAACGCATATCAACCACTAAATTACCATAACCAAATGTTGTGCCTCTTTCAGTTATCCAAGTTTCTACTTTTTTTTCAGACAAGACCTTATTAACTGCGTGTTGCATATCTGAAGGCGCAAGGAATTGACCTTTTTTAATATTTATTACCTTGTCCGTCTTCGCGCAAGCCAGTAAGATGTCTGTCTGACGGCATAAAAAAGCAGGGATCTGTAATACATCACAAACACTTGATGCTAGATTTGCTTGTTCAGCATTATGAATATCTGTAATAACTGGTAAACTAAAATTATTTTTAACTTCAGCAAGCCAAGCAAGTCCTTTAACAATTCCCGCTCCTCGTTGGCTATTTTTAGACGTTCTATTTGCTTTATCAAAAGAACCTTTAAAAACAGATATTAATGTATCTTTATATTTATCTTGAGTCTCTGCAATTTTTTCAGCAGTTCGTAATGTAATATCTCTAGTTTCCAGAGAACAGGTTCCAGCAATTAATAAAAATTTGTTATTATCAAATAGCATTTAATATTAATAAATAATGATCGCTCCTATCGTTGCCGAGGCTCCGTGGTCGTATTTGACTGGCTTCCGCTTGGTTTTTGCCATTTTATTTTATTGTAATTTTTTTGAAATTGATTAAGGCTTGTTATACGGCTCTTATCTCCTTTGCCGTTTTGCCCGTTATTATTTGGGCTACATTTGTTAGAACCGCAGTTTTTCATAATATTAATGCCCTAATCCTTTGTTCTTTTTGTCAAAAACATATAACGCCAAGCCTGACAATAAAAGAAAAATAAAAACAGGAATTAAAATAATAAATAAAATCCCGCAACAAATTGATTCAACGATTTTTTCGAGAAGTTTAATTTTTTTCATCTTTGAACTCTATCTCTATAAGGTCTTCTTTGGAGGGGTAACTTAATGGTAAATTAATCATATAATTAATTATTAATAAGGATATTAATGATAGAAAAATCATTACTCCTATCTTTATCGCCTCTTTATCTATCATTGGATTATTTGAGATCTTCGTCTTCATCTACATCCCAAAAATCAGATTCAAAATCAAGCCCTACATCTGCGACTTGGTTTTGTAGGAGTTGTAAGACCCATAATACATCGGTTCTTTCTAAATCAAACTCTTCTCCGAACCGATAAATTATTTTCTCAAGCTCTATATAAAGAGCATCAATTTGTTCTTCCCTCCTCATTAAAACCATTCATATTTGAAGTGGGATTGCTCGTACTCTGGCCCTCTCACCCAGCAGTTAGCTCCATAATCCCACTCTCTTGTGTCTTGAATTTTACAAGAAAAATGCAACCATAGAAGTGAAAACTCAAAACCTAAACCTGCGTGGTCTTGTTTGCGAGTCCATTCAAGAGATAAATTAATCCATGAAAAAAACTCCTGTGAATAAGAAACGTCTACTACTAAGCTTTTATTCTTTATTAAGAATAAATTGAAGCCCCCGCCTATAAAGTGTTTGGATGTATTCCACCACTTAACTAATCTATTCTTCTTCTGCATACTGCCTTACCCTCTTTTCTATTTGTTCCTTTATTTCTTGCTCGTCCAACCTTCCCTCTGCGATTGTCCATACCCAATACAAAACATCCGCTACTTCCTGTGTAATGCGCTTTTGTAATTTTTTGTTTGGATTGCAGACCTGATGTATTAATAGCGCAGAAAGTTCACTTAATTCTTCTGTACATTTAATAAAATTAAATATGTCTTGCTCACTTAATTTCATTGCGCTTGCTTTCTTTAAGGTAATCCATAATGAACTTATTTGCTTCGTCAAACGCTTCGGGGTGATATTTCCTGCACCATTCTAAAACCCATTTATCTGTCCATATATTTATCAGACTTTCCTTGTCTATGTCAATTGTATAGTCTAAGGGAGGAACCTGCTTCATCCTTTAAGAATTTTTAGCTTAAAATTTACTTCTTTTAAAAGGTGATTAAATTTGTTGAACGCATCTAAATTATTGTCGATCATGAGACTCTCTGAGGTCTGCGCCATTTCTTGTTGAACCCAAGCGAGTTCGCATTCAAGCATATATTTAGTCTCCTCTAAAGCACTTTTGCTCATATCTTGAACATTTAACTCATCAAATTTTTTTGTATTAATCGTCGCCATAATAATTAAAAATTAAACTTTGTTTGTCGTGGGTCATCTTCTTCTAGTTCTAGACCTTCTTCTAGAGTATCAGATACTTCTTTATTTGTCAAGGGGTTTTTAAGAAAGTTTTTTTGAGCGATCCTAATAACGAATCTCATTAGAGCAAAGGCGTAGGTCTTATCAAGCTCTATGCGGTTTCCCAGCGGTTGCTCCACAATTAAAGACTTAGCCTTTTCATCCCAAGTAAACCTTGCGTATTTTAACTCTTTAATTGTTTTCATAAAACAGCTTCCGTTAATTGTAATAAACTATTTAATTCGTCCCCCACAATCCACTCTAGGGTATCCTCGTCATCAAGCGTGGCCCAATTTAAGTTGGAATCTGCAAGCTTCAGCAAGATAGGGTCATGCTCCGCCTCTTCTCTATTCGCTGGCTCAATATATGCGCCTTTATTTACTCGGCTAATATGCAGGCACTTGCCTTTTAAGGTTTTCTGCACCCACTTAAGTTCATTCGGATACCTAATGTCTGTAATGATAGATAAAACATTATTATTTATATTTTCTTTAATAAGAATTTCTGCTTTATTTATCCAACAGCCCTCATCAATTTTACGCATTAGCTTTGTCCCATAAGCCACAAGAAAGTCTCTGATTAAAGTTTTCTCTTCAAGTTTAGTAGTGAACGCACTAATTCCAACCTTATCTATTAAAAAGTCGTCTACATCTGCTTTAAGGGCATCGGCAAAACTTACCCGCATACATTTTATGTTTTGATCAGCAAAGAGCTTTATCGCGTGTTTACAAAACGTATCCTTACCGCTTTGTGCCACCCCACATAAGCCAATTACTTTTATATCAGTATCTTTAATCATTTATCTTATTTAATATTAATTATTATATTTTTGGGAAACTGGAGTAAAGCAGGAAATGTAACATAAAAAAGATACAAAAAAATGAATAATAAAGGTCGTGCTTCCCTCCGTTGCCATAAAAATTGCTATAAATAAATTTGTCCAAAAAAATGTATAATTTAACTTGCCCCAAAAGGTTAGTCTCGACCAACTAATCATTTAATATACTATCGAAAATATTTGCATCAATAATTGATTGGCCCTCTTCTAGAAAACAATTCTGTTGAAAAACCAGTTCTATCTCCCCATATTTGGAGATAATCTCTTTCGACTTCTCAAAATCGTCGGCTAAGTGCGCTCTTTTAAACGTGCCCCAAACCCTAGTCGTATCTTTTTCGTACATAGTGCGATAAGGATATACAGAGAATATTGACCTCCCTTTTTCTACAATATTAAATTGATTGGAATTTATGCTTGCTATGTGGATCTCAACCCACATGGCTCCTGTAAATTCTTCTTGGGAGCATTTAATTATTTTTAATCCTACGTTCAACTTTATTTATGTTTGTTTTGTAGCCCCTGTAGGTAAATAATCTTACGGAGATAAGAAAACCAATAAATAGGAATTGATAAACTAAACCCTACCGCCAATATCATTAGTATTGAGCCGAGCCAAGTCCAAAAACTACTAAATACTATTTCCAGCATCTCAACCCTATAGCTTGGTGATTGAGACTACCCTGTCGTGCCGAAAGTTACGCACTTGTTCTCTGGCAAAACAAAAAGCCTTGAATCCAACATTGTTGCGATGTTCTGCTTTATTTGAGATAGAATCCTTTAGGGATGGCCGTGTAATTTCGTAGCTTTTAACCTTGCCGTCTTCCTTGCGGTAGACCAAAAGGTAGCGTGACTTGAATTTATTAAGTAATTTATTAATCATGCAATGATGATACCAGAAAAACATTTATATGTCAATCAATTTCTCCAAACCCTACGAGGCATTTCATCGGTTGTGCTCCCAAAGCCTCCCTCGTCACGCTCCGACGCATCTAATTCAGCGACTTCCTCTATATCTACCGAAGGTAATTTTAAAATTACTAATTGCGCTACCTTATCTCCCACTTTATATGAATTATTTTTAGTCCAGCTAAACCTAGCCTTAATCTCTCCCCTATAGCCACTATCTATAATCCCCACGGAATTTACAAGCATATGCCCTGTGTTCGATATGCTAGAGCGAGGAAAAAGAAAGCCTGCGTAGCCTTCGGGTATCTCCACCGCCAAACTCGTCCCATATTCTACATAATGACCATTATTTTGTTTAGATGTCGCTACCAAATCCAGCCCCGCGTCTCCATATTTGGCATAAAAAGGACAAACCGCATCCTCGCTGAGTTTTTTAATCTTTAATTTCATAATAAACTTAATCTTTTAGCCCCGCAAAGCTAGCGTTCTTTAATTTTCAAGCATCTCTTTTAGAATATCTTCTATTGTGTACATGTATTTCCACCGAGGAAAGTCGTTTTTGAATTTTGATACATCACTTATGTACCAAATATGATCCCCTTTTCTTTTTTGATCGCTAATTGAGTAATTCACTTTAATATTTAAATAGTTTTCTATATATTTAATTGCCTCTAGCATTGAGATACAAGAGTGCCTTGATCCACCTATGTTATAAACTTCTCCTTGTTTCGGGTTTTGATGAAAGTGCCAAAATGCATTGACTAAATCAAAAGAGTGAATATTGTCTCTAACCTGCTTTCCTTTGTGTCCAAAGATTGTATAGGGAATGCTTTGCTTCGCGGCTTTAATTAAATACGAAAGAAATCCATGCAGTTCTGCCCCTGAATGTTGTTTTCCTGTTAGGCACCCACCTCTAAAGCAGGCAGTATTTAAATTAAAATATTTCCCATACTCTTGAACCAAGATGTCTGCAGCAAGCTTATTTGCGCCAAAAATACTATGCATACTGGCATCTATCGACATGGACTCATCTATACCCTCTTTAAATTGATGCCCCTCTTCTATTTCCCATCTTAATTCTTTCTCTATAAGGGGAAGGCGATTTGGATTGTCTCCGTAAACTTTGTTGGTGCTTGTGAATATAAAAGTCGCTTCAGGACAATGTTCTCGCATGCACTCCAACAAATAAAGGGTCGCAGTGCTATTGATGGAGTAGTCTGTAAACGGCTCTTTTGCCGCCCAATCATGGGAAGGTTGCGCGGCAGTATGAATAATTAAGTCAAAAGTATGACGCTTAAAGATTTTTTTAAGTTTTTTAATATTCCTAATGTCTGCCGAATAATGCACATAGTCTATATGTTTATTGTTTCTTAAAGCATTACATGTTTTTTTTGTTGTTGCGCTTTTGCCAAAAAAATAAGAACGCATATCGTTGTCTATACCTATTATTTTATACCCCCGCTTTCCGAAAAACGCACAGCTTTCCGATCCAATCAAGCCTCCCGAGCCCGTCACTAAAACCGTTGGGGTCATAAGATCAAGTCTCTATATCTCTACGATACGGGGGCAACTCATTAATAGACTTGAGTCTTAATTCTTCTAATTCAGTTTGTAGTCTGATTATTTGAAACAAAGAAACTTGACCACTTAATAGCTCGTTTATAGCCTTGTCTTGTTCATGCATTCTAATAAAAGTCATAACTTGAGATATTACTAAAGCTAACAAAACCAATATTACTGCTGAATTTTCTGTTAGTCTATTTGCCATTAATTCTTTTGCATTTTTCCTCCCATTTAATGAAGGCATCATCGTCAATAGGGAGACACTGCTGTCGTTGCGAGTCGCCCGCTTTTATTCTTACTGAATCACTTTCTTCGTCAAAGGTGCTAATTTCTAAAATAGTAGAAGTTTCTAACCCCTTGAAGGAGTGAGCAAGAAAACGAGGCACATCAATAGACTCTCCTTTACTTAGAATCACCACCTTCTCTTCTAGGTCAAAAAATAACGTGAGCTCGACCCTCCCCTTTAAAATATAAAAGGTCTCCTGCTTATTAATGTGAAAATGGAGACTACATTGACCTCCCTCCTTTAGTTCTAAAAGTTTTCCGCAATAATCTTGATCGTTGTGAATATGAACTTCACGGCCCCAGCCTTTTGGGCTTAACTTATGTGAATTTTTAATAGGAAACTTCATGTAATATATCTTATGTATATTTCGACCAAATTTCTATGCCATTTACTTGCTTTACCATGTCTTCATATGAGACTTGCGTCAAAAGATCATCTCTCTCCCAGCGGGTATAATATTTGTACCTTGCATCTCTGGCATTTTTAGCTTTGCATTTTATAGTCATCTCTCCGCCGTTGCGCTCGGCAATAGCTTTTTTTGACCAATTAAAAAGATTTTCTCGTGGAACTACTACAAATTCATTGGCCCTTTCAAACGCTATGTGAGTAGACTCGCCAGTTAGCCATCCGTTTTTGCCTTGGACATTGCGGAACTCTAGCCAAATCCAGTCATCATTAAACTTCTTATCCTTTCTGCTGGTTCGCTTGCGAGCCTTAACGTCCACCTTTAATGTTAGTTGATCGGGTTCTCCCTTAATGGGCTTTTTTAATATAAAATCAATGTGGGAGAACATATTTGCCTTGCGTGTGGCTGGGGTCACCTCAAAGGATTTTTCTTCTGCTAATTGCACAAAAGATTTTTCTGCGTTATGCCCCTCTACGGAACACTTACCGCCTCTATCATATTTATTTACGTATGCCATAATTAATTTTTAAAAATTTTACAGATAATAACTATTTGTAGAACAACTGTCATTGCTCCAAATACAGTTCTAATGAACTCCATTTTATGATTATGCCTATCGAACCAGCGTTCTAATTTCCACCACGTTGGCTGTTTCTTTTGTTCCATCCCTTTTCTTTATCGGTTATTCTTTTAGGCCCATACATCACGAGCTTCTTTAATTTATTCTTCCATTTCTGGCTTTTTTTCATATGTTATATCCCCCATTTCTATTGCTTTTGAATAATATCCTAGTTTAAAATGATAGCGTTGTATAAAGAGTACGAAGGCCAGTATGGCGTAAGCTTCCCAACTTGTGAGCCCGAATTTGGTCCACAATATGAATCCTATAAGAGTGAGCGGGGCGAACTTATTGAGAATATGGTCTACCGCCGCTTGAAAAAAAGTCATTTGCATTTCTTGTAATTTTTAATTTGCTTTAATACCTCTGGGAGTAGAGGCTTGAATTCTGTCTTTGGAAAGTTAAAAAGGGATTTGAATTTTTTGATCATGACTAATGATACTACATATATTTGATTTAGTCAATAAAAAAGGGCCCAAAATGGGCCCTTTTATTTATTATAATAAGTATTTGAGATTAAAACGTATGCCTTAGCCCTCCAAATACCGAAACTACTTCATCGACATTAGCAACGTCTTTAAGATCAGTTAAGTCTACGCCTACAAAAAGCAAGGTCTTATCATTAATTGCCTTAGTTAGTAATGCGTCTGCGCCGTAATACGTAACCCTTTCGTCTTGGTATTCAGTATTCCCTGCGCTTGCCGCCAAGCCCAAGCCGTAACCTTCCCAGACTTCTAATTGCTTGCTTAACGAAGCCTCTACAGTCGTAATTGACTCGTCAGGATTATAATAGACTCTAGCCGTGGCGTCTAAAATAATCTCCGCCCCAAGTTCAACGTAGAATTCTGTGTCATTTCCCAATACATGATTATCTGTATAGTTAACGACCCCTACGGAAGTCGTGACTCCATCAATAAGCTCCAGGCCCGTACTCGCCCCCAATTGGACCTCATCTGCGCCATCTTTTGTATTGACTGCTCCATCGACCCCCACTTGAAAACCTGCTAGTGAAAGCGTTGTCCCAAAGGAAGTTTGAATGCTTGGCTGATCTGCCGATACCCCCCGAAAGCCCAACTCTGAGTTGTAGGCTGCAGAGAAATTTCCATGCAATTCAGCCGCGTTAATCTTGTTATATGCCAGAAACCCAACAAGGGCAACTGCAACTACGATTCCGATTTTTACGAATTTATTTTTCATAATAATTATTTAAAGGCACAATGATACACAAGTATCAAGAAATGTCAAGATTTTTCTGAAGTCAGTTGCTCTTCAATGTCCTGAATCCTTTTTAATAAAAAGTCTAACCGAGACCTTACCTTTTTGTGGGTATCTCTAAGCTCACGAGTTAATACTACTACCTCTTCCTCGAGTTTAAGTAGCTTATCTTTACAATCCCCGCAGGATTTATCTTCGTCGCAACAGCTCATTTGTTATTTAATTGTTTCTCTAACCTCTCAATCTTTTTTCTCAAAAGTAAAAGCTCGGTATTTATATAATAAGAAGTGCCAAATCCCTTTTCAATATTTTGCACCGCAGCTCTCTCTATGACCTTTTTCGGCGCAGGCGGCTCAAGACTTAGTTTGTTTTTAGATATGTCTTTAAAAACGATTTCATTTAATTCTCTTTGGGCATTGCCGTATTGCCTGTGATATGTGATGCATTGTAGAATATTAGATGGATCATGCTTGTATTTCTTATAACTTTCTGGATAAAATAAATGTGGGTAGGACACTTGTGTGATCTTTAGTTGATTGCCTAGCCATCCGAGCTTTGTGTCTGCTCCTGCGGCAGTAGGATAATCCTTCGCGTGCTTGGGGGGTATTTGGCGAGGCAGGCACAGCCATTCAAACCAATCCTCCTCTTTAGCCCTTTTTATCATTTTTTTTGCTACGTGCATTGGCATAAGTGTGCCTCCGCCTCCCGATAAGTATTTTATCTGTCCGCCATTATAGGGATAATTGCCTGTCATATCCTTGCCGTACATCTTATCATCCGTGACCTCCAGCATTTTAGTAAAAGCAATTAAGTTGACCGTGTTGACAAATGTATCATCATCTCCAATAAAAAGCCAAGGACAGTCGTTAGCGTTTGCGACGACATGCTCAAGGCCCCTAAAGATCTTTGGCGGGCAACTATGGCAGTCACTATGATCTGTAGTGAATATAAAATCTCCCGTTACACCCACAGCGCGATTGAGGTCTTTGTCTAGCGGTGCGTCACAGCTGATAAAGTAATTGTTGAAATTGGCTAGCCACGTCTCTCTCACGGCTTTTATTCGAGAATCCCTAAACCTCGACCCGCCTAAAATTAATACACAAATATCATCTATTTTCATAAAGCATTTCTCGTCCATTTGATGCGCAGCCAAAAGAATATTCGTCGCATTGAAATGAGTCCCCGACTGATTCTCTGTCTTTATATTTGCCTCCTGCGAAGGCGAATTTACTAAAAAACTTTTCTGTATGCCAGCAATGTATTGTATAATAATCCCTGGCGTCATTTTGAGAGGTGGAGTAATAATCAAATTTATCCGTCTTTTTTATGTTAAGCTGGCTAGAATTAATCGCAACATGACCCGCGTATAACAATATCACTCCAGCGTACCATTGCGGCCACTTCCCTTCGTGTTTTTCAAACTCATTCTGCAAAAAATAGCCAACATAATCTAGGGTTCTTGCCCCTTGCCGAATCATGTTCTCGGTAGTAGAAAACCAAGTGGAACCTATATTGGCTATGTTTTGGTCGGGAAGCCCGAGCTTATTTATAATTACGGGCAACTTCTTGCGGGCCGTTTCGCTGGCGTATGCTGCAGTTCCTGTAATAATATCTTTTTCTCCAACATTTGCATTTAAAATGCCATTACATAAAAAGGTGTCCACGTCCAGCCTTAGGCAATATTTATAATTTAATAATATATCTATACATTCGCCGTCCACAAAAGGAGCAAATGAATCTGCGTAACCATAAGAATTGCCAGAATAAACGTATTTAAAGTGAGTTAACTGCGATATCTCTGGCAACTCCACAAAAATACAATGCTCTTTGGGGATGGACTTTTTAATAGACGAGGGGCCACAAACTAAAAAGTCAAACTTTTTATAAAGCTCAGTTTTAAAGACTGCGCTATAGTACAGGCCGTAAAACTGCTCAAGGAAATTCCCTTTGTCGGGGATATAGACCACTATTACTGAATCTTTACTCACAACAGATATTCAGTTTAAAAAAGAGTTATTCTAGTATTAATCTTGTATTTCTTCTGTGCCTAAAATTTCCACTTCTATGCCAGCCTTTTTCATAATAAATTCAAACTGGGTCAAAGCCGATTCCTCGGTAGGCGCACTAATAAATCTCTGTCTTTCGACTCGATCTCCAAGCTTGCGATAAGAAACGTCAAACTCTTTCATGCCCCACGGGCCATTGGATTTGTTTTGTAGTCTTTTATTTCTGTTTAACATATTCATAATTACACTTTTATTCAAAATTTCTTGATTTGCCTTTATGCCCAGAGCCAACTACGCCTAAATGGATAACTGGTATATTTAGCCCAACCATTAAGTTCTGTTCTATAAAAAAATGTCTAAATTGACTATCTGAACCGCCCGCTGTTGGAAAACAGGGGTGAATTTGCCCTTGGTATTTTATGATTTTAGGATACGCCTCGTCCTTGACGTAAGTATCTATTAAGGCTTTATAGGTTTTATTGTCTAAATAAATTTCTCTTCCTAAAACCCCCTCAATGACTTTGGATTTCATGTTAAAAAACTGAAAGAATCCTACGCCAACTTCTTTGTCGTCATCATTTACAAGTGAATTTATATTTAATGTAGTCGGATTAAAGGCTATCGCTTTGATAAAATCCATATATTGGGCGCGCCCCTCAATAATAATCCTTCTGCACCCATATAAATTTTCTTTATCAAGATCTTTGTTTCTAAAAAAGTCTTTATGCGCAGGGAGAAGTAAGACATCGCAATCCGAGAATAGAACCCAATCATTGTGAGCTAGCTTGCTTACCCCTTCGTTCATTGCCCTCCCTTTGTCGAAGGGCGCATTATAGCGATAAAAAAGATCTGTCTCCACGCATTCGACTTCCTCCTCTCGGCAGATTTTTTGCGTCTCGTAATCAGTAGGGGTAGTAACAACAACTACATTGTCTACTTTTAGTTTGTTATGAGGGAGCGTTTCTTTTAAAAAAGAGGCCCTCCCTACGCAGGTAGTGATTAGTTCTACTTTGGCCATTAGGCAATTAGCGCCCTTGCTAACTCTAGAAGAGAGACTTCTACAATTAATTCAGCCTCAAGCTTTTCGTACATCTCTTCTTCGGTAAATCCCTCTAGTTGTGCCCATCTTTTTACCTTCTGGTCTTGCATAAAAACCTTTAATGAATCATTTTTTCTATCGATCCCTACGCTCGCATAAGCTCCGTTGTCTGAGCTACAAATTAAAACAATATTTCCAGCCTCCGTTTTTACAAACTTTCGGGTAAGAATTTTATTATTTTGTTCGCAAAATCGTTTGAGATAAGAAAAGGCTACCTCAAGCCTAGAGTCTAGCTCAGGTTTCGTATTTTCTAACATATCCTTTTAATAATAAAAAATCATTAATATTTAGCTTGCTGTTGTGTTCGACGACTATCAATGTGCCCAATACCCTTCCAAATTTTCCTGTTTTGTCCAGTTTGGTTTGTATGATGATGTCCTTGTTGTGCAATAACTCCGCTAGCTTATCTTTTGCCCGAAGGCCAAGTTCTTTCTCTGCCATACGCTTTGCTTCATCTTTGATTTTTCTTTGCAACCTTGTCTCGGGGGCATTGATCCCTAGAAGCCTAATTCGTTTTTTAACAGATATTCCAAAGCCAAGATCAATTAATCCATCAACGGTATCCCCGTCAACGACCCTATCTAATTTCAAGCCATATTCATACATCTTCTCTTTTCCTCTTGTTATTATATACTAGTTGCAGTATTTCTATAATTTTTTTGTCTCTTACTGGACGATAATTTTCGCAATCGACACAGCCTTGCTCTGTGCAGAAGAACTTAGTTTTAATAATGAAACTAAAAAAACCTAGGAGCTTAACTGTTTTGGATAATTCAATCTCGTAACCCAAGCCCCTTTTGACAATGTTAGATACATTCATTATTGACCGTAGAGGGCATTAAAAATAGACTTAGATTTACTCCTGAGTCTTTGCTTGCGCTCCGCAGTCTCTTCTTCTCTTTCGGCCCTAAGGCGCTCACGCTCTGCAGCTGCATCAATTAAGGCTTCGTTTTCAGAAGATAGCTGGGATAATTCTTGCAATAATTCCTCTCTTCTTCTTTCTCTATCTATCGCCTCTTGAGAGTAAGATTCCGTCTCTCTTTCTAAGTCTCTTAATTTACTATGCAGATCTGCTTCTTCCTTGGCTTGTTCTTCTTTGCGTAAACGATCCGCTTCTTCCTGTTCAGGGGTTCCCCTTGCGCAGATCAAGAATAAAACTTTCTGCGTATCATCTTCGTTTACAATATCAGCCGTGTAGTCAACCAAGTCTAACCACTGATCCTTATCAAGAGAGACATAGTTTACGCTACCTTTTACTTCTTCAGGTAGCGAACTATCTGTTACTAATGCATAATCAAGATTCATGATGAATCAAATACACTTATCTAAGTAATTCTGGTACTTCGTCTGTCTCTTGGGCAGAACTATCAGCAGTGGGAGCTACTTCCTTGGCTGCTTCTGGGCTTGCTTGATCCCTGTCTTCAGACTGGTAAATCACGAAGTCTGGAGCCTTTGGGTTTTTAGCTTTATTTTTATTTGTAAAAATAACAAGCCTTACCTCTTGCTCAACGCCAAATTCTCCTACCTTAACAAAACCAGAAAGGTAGTTTTGGCTCTTACCCTGTCTCTTCCACAAAGCGCCCAGTTCACGTTTGCTCCAGTCGTTGTTTTTCTGTTCGCGCCTTTTTTTACTTTGTTTTAAGTTAAACGCCTACTCCAGCGTCAAATAATTGCTTAATATTGTTTAAAAATTTTTCTTTGTCGAGTTCATTTAAAGAAGAATACTCTTTCTTTATTGCTTTAAATTTACGCTTTACAATTGGGTCTCCGCCGTTGAAGCCCATAAGTTTACGGATATATTTTGCTTTACTATTACTCATGATTTCTTTATAAAAAGTGCCCAATACGCTAAAACCGTGGTGGTTATATAAATTATAACGTCTTCCATTATCTAAACTCTTTCCTTAATAATCTCCAGCGGTCAGAATCAATCTCCTTACTGCCACTATCTATAGCATACAGCATTTCGATGATTTCGTCAAGCGAATTATAAATATATTTATGAGGGAACATTCCGAGCATCCATAACGGAGTCTTTTGCTTGCCGCCCTCCATGCTAACAAACACGGGTTTTTTCATCCGCACCGCTGTTACGATTTCTTCAGCACTTCCCCAGCTTGCGACATCAGGAACCAAATGAGCTATAATGAAATCGGAGCGGTCTACTAAATTTAAATCATATGACCTAATTGTCTTCATTCGCTCAGTAACCCTGTCGTATTGCTTAGTCTTCATCCAAACATCCATTTCTTGGCGAGTAGCCTCGTCCTCTTCTACATCTTTAATAAAAGGCTTTTTATAAGGATCAAAACACGTAATGTTCAAAGTCCCAAGTTGCTCAGCAACAGAATCCCTCCAATTTCGCCCACTCAAGTATTGCATGTGGCCTACGAGGTAGGTCTTTGTTTTATTTAGTAAATTCATTATGCTAATACAGTAGCATAAATCTCGCCAAAGGTCAAGCTATTTTATTCTTAAGACCTCCCATTTTACCTTTTTCTCTTTAATTAGGTCTCGCACTTTGCGTTGAGTAGCTGTTAGTTGGGAATTCCCTGTTTTGACTTCCATAAATATTATTTCATCATCCTCGAAAATAACAAAGTCAATCGGGGTTGCTAAAAATCTGGCCTGTTTGTGGTTGTATTTAAAATCTTTTAATAAGGGAGTGAAGTGCTCGGCTATCTGTCCCGTTCTAATTTCAGAGCTTTTCTTTTGAGACTGTAGCTTTTTAAATTTCTTATTTAAAATCGACCGATCTCTTCTCCATAACAGCAGTATGATACAACAAGCATGTAGGAGCAGTAATAAAATTATTATTTCTTCCACTTGCAGTAATTCGGGTCTTCGGCTCGCTTTCTTCTCATGTACTCCCGTTTTTGTTTGCGCCTACGGTCTAAATCCGCATCGTCATATTTCTTTCGGGCGCGAGCCTGAGCCTCTTTGCCTTTTTTGCTAGTCAGATATTTTTTTTGCCTTTCGCTCATTGGCCTTTTTTGCCACAATAATATTGTTTTTAACGTAAATCTCAAAATTTTTATCCTTTGACAATAAAAGAGGGGCTAGGGCCTTTTCTATTCTGTCTTCAATTAGCCTTTTGATGGGCCTTGCTCCATCTTTCTTTTCAAGAGCTTCCTGGCTTAGTAAAGAAAGCGCTTTGGGCATCACCTTTAATTTAATCTCTGATTCAAGCAAGCGAGCTTTAAGCTTCTCTATCTCAATCCCTAGAATCTGTTTAATATGTTTTTCTTCAAATGTATTAAAAACAATAATCTCATCGAGCCTGTTGATGAACTCTGGTTTAAAAAATGACTTTACTTCTTTCATTACTAAGTCTTTAGTGTCGGTACCTGCATCGAGGAAGCCCATGTTTTTCACTCCCTTTGCTGCGCTAGCTCCAATGTTACCAGTAAGAATAATGATGCAATTTGCAAAACTAGTTTCCCTCCCAAAATTATCAGTCAACTTTCCTTCTTCTAGAATTTGTAGTAACATCTGACAGACGCTAGGGTCGGCCTTTTCTATTTCGTCGAATAAAATAACAGAATAAGGATTCTTCTTAACTTTTTCTGTGAGTTGGCCTCCCTCTTCATAGCCAATATACCCTGGGGAAGCTCCCACCATGCGAGTTGCAGAGATTTTTTCAGAATACTCTGACATGTCTAATTGAATTAGCTTACTGTCTCCCCCAAAGACTTCCCGCGCTAAGGTTTTAGCCAAAAAAGTCTTTCCTACCCCACTTGTCCCTAAGCAAAGAAACGCTCCAAAGGGTTTGTTTTTTTGTTTTAAGGGAGTGTGGCCTCTTAATAGGCAGTTATATACTTTATCTAATACTTCGTCCTGCCCGATAATAATCTTTCTTAGCCGCTTGTTCAGGCTATGAAATCTCTCTTTGGACGCATTATATAAAGACTGCAGTGGCACTTTAGCCTTTTGTGAAACAGCTTCAAATACAGCATTCTCTTTAACTATTATTTTAGCCAGTTCTTTTTTGTTCGCCCATTCTATAAGTATCTCTTGATAACTTTCGAATAAATCCTGCTGTTTCTCCTTGATGGCCTCATTATTGGGATTTTCATCCTCCTCCATCATTAGCACCTCTATCTCCGCCTCAATATCTTTTGCGCTTTGGGGTCGTTGATAATGAAGAATCTTAGTCTTAGCTCCAGCTTGGTCCAGTAGGTCAATGGCCTTGTCGGGGAAGTTCTTGCCTCCCATGTACTTGTCCGACAGGTTAACGCAGAGTTCTAGCGCTCGGTCGCTATATTTAACCCCATGAAAATCTTCGTAGTGTTGCTTGATCCCTTTTAATATTTCTAAAGCTTCTTTTTTTGATGGCTCCTCGATTTTAACTGCTTGGAAGCGCCTGTCCAAAGCCCCGTCTTTAGCTATTGTTTTTTTGTGTTCCTCATGCGTGGTCGCTCCAATACAAACAAGCTCTCCCCTCGCTAGGGCTGGCTTGAACATGTTTGCAGCATCCATAGTGCCCTCTGCGCTTCCAGCGCCAACAATAGTATGAATTTCATCAATAAATAAAATGACATGGTCTACTTGCGAGACCTCTTTAATGATCTTTTTTAAGCGTTCCTCAAACTGGCCTCTGTATTTCGTACCCGCTATAAGCATCCCCAGATCTAGCCCATAAATAATTTTATTTAATAAATATTCTGGGGCCTCTCCTTGAACGATTTGTGCCGCTAAGCCCTCTACTATAGCGGTCTTGCCTACTCCTGGATCTCCAATTAGAATAGGATTGTTTTTCTTTTTCTGGCATAAAATCTCGCAAGTTTCTCTAATTTCCTCAGTCCTCCCTACAACTTTATCTATTTTTTTATTAACCACTAATTCATTAAAATTAACAGCAAATTTAGGTAGATACTCTACTCGTGCGCCAGGCTCAGGCAGGCTCTCTAGGGGATCTTCTCTTGCGCCCATATATGGCGACTCCATTGTTTCTGAATCTAAATCAGAAAAGTGCCTTTTCATTGCGGCGGCGATAAGCTTGGGGTCAATGCCTGTTTCGACGGCATACACATTGATTGGCGACTCAGTGTACTGGGAGAGCGCTAAAAATAAATGCTCTAGGCCTATGTACCCGTGCCCAAGCTTTTCTGCGCAGGCCGCAGCAATGGATAGAGATTGCTTGGCTGAATGAGAAAAAGCGAAAGTATCCGCCTCTTGTTGTGGAAAATTTTTATTCGCCTCAATTAAAGATAAGACATAAGTCTCTAGCGAACCCTCATCTATTTGAGATTTCTTCAGGATTCTTGCAATCGCTTCTGCTTTTATTGCGAGTACGCCATAGGCTAAATGATTAATGTCTATAACACTACTAGAGCTTTCTTTTGCTGTCTCTTTTGCTATTTCAATGGCTTCTTGCGCCCGAGGCGTAAAATTAGGTACTGTCTCCATATTGTATGTATTTACACTATTTAATATCTCCAAGTTTCATGTAGATTTGTTCGTCTATTACTGATATATTATCTAAGAATAAAATGTCATCGCCCTTTCTCGCTGTAAAAACGACAATACTATCCTTTTTGGGGAGCTTATTCTTTTCTAAAAAGCGGTCTACCCTATTGTTTTGCTGCCATCTCCCATTAACCTGGCTTCTCCCATTTAAAAGCAGGCCATCGGTTGTTGCCGTTTCGTCTGAAACCGTAAACCTAATGTAGTCATTGCCATTGCGGCTCCTGCGTTTAATAACATCCTGCACTACTCCAATAAATTTTCCCCTATCTCTTTCTTCCATCTCTGTAGCATATAATAAATTATTTACATCTGCATCTCTAAATACTTCTGTCAGTTTATATGTATAACTGTAACCTAAAAGCTTTCTCTCAAAATACCAATTAGCGAACTGTTCGTGGCTCTTATTTTGCAAATAAATCTTTTTATAAGCCCCATACTTCTTCTTGAATGTCCCAAATCTTTTTTCTGGCATTAATATTCTTCCGTCGTCTCCGAGCATCTTTGTCCTCTGTGTTTCTGCTATGCAATCAAGTAGTTGGTAGTTTTTCTTTTCTCCCATTTCTACAAAATTACGTTTCTCTCGGTCAGTTAAAATATTAAAAGCCTGCGCTTCTAATACCAGCAATGACCTGCTCCCGTTCGAACACGAAGACATCGCTCCTGCTTGAATTAAGGCAGACAAGGTTCCTATGTTTAAGCCCGCGCTCTTGGCTGTTAAAAATATATCATATTTATTTGACCTCTCAGAATCCCTAAAATCTTTTAAGTTTTGTAATGATTTTTCGCTAATACCTTTTATGCTATTCAGCCCATATCTTATATTTTTGCCTTCAATAGTAAAATCCATATCGGACTTGATTAAGTCTGGAGGTAAAAGTTTAATGTCAAAATAAGGCAGCTCTTGAGAGATCTTGCATATCTCGTCATATGGAGAAGGCTCAAACTTGGTCATTTTTAATAATGACTGAAAAAATTGTAATGGATATTTGAACTTTAAATAGGTCGTCCACGCCGCTAAAGTGGCATATGATATGGAGTGACTTTTATTAAAAGAGTAATTAGCGCTATCCTCTGCTACTTTCCATAGTACCTCTCCAGCCTCATGAGGGAAATTATTTTCTATAATCTTTTGTTCGATTTTGCTTTTCCATGTAGACATCTCTTCCACCTTTTTCTTCCCAACAATACGCCTAAGTTGTTCCGCTTCATCGAGGCTGAAGCCAACTTTTACCGCCATTTTCATTAATTGCTCTTGATAAAGAGGAATCCCCCCTGTATACGAGAGAATGTCGTCAAAAAATGGATGCACGCTTTGGGACTCTCCAGTAGAAGCGAATTTTACGAAGCTATCCATAAAGTCTAGTGCTCCTGGCCTTCCGATTGCTACTACTGCGCTCAGCATTTCTAGGTTGTTGGGCTTAACTTTCCGACAAACTTTAAAATTTGTATCTGCTTCTATCTGGAAAAGCCCATGCGGGCATCTTAGTCCATCCCTCAAGGGCTTAAAAACCTCCTTCTTCTCAACAGAAATAGAGTCTACGTCTAAATCAAGAGTGTTACAGACATCATAGATCACGCTTAAAGTTCTTAAGCCTAATATATCAAATTTAACCATGAGTTCCGCAACCCAGTTCATGTCGTAGCCGCTAACTAGACCGCCGTCGTTCGTGCTTTGTAGCGGACAAATTTCTTCTAATTTTTGAAATGAAATAGCAATGCCTGAGGGGTGTACTCCTGTATTCTTATTTAGCCCCTCAAGCTTCTTCGCTACTTTGAAGGTGGCGGGATTATCTGTTACCCAATCCTGAAACTTCTCGCTCTCTTCGTTTGCTTCGTCGAGGGGCGCAACTTTACCAAATTTTTTAGGAATATAATCGCTCACAATGTTTACGTCTTGTTCCGAGTAGTTCCCCACGATCTTGCCGCACTCTTTAATGCAAAGTTTGCTGCTTAACGTATTTAGGGTTAAAATATTACAAGTCCTTGCTGGATACCTGCGCTCAATAAAAGAAACTACCTCCTGCCTGCGCTCATAAGAAATGTCATTGTCGATATCTGCTAGAAGCGACCCGTCAAGATAGGTTACTCCGTCTCCTTCTATTTTTCTTGCCCTGCTTTTGCTTACGAATCTTTCGAAATATAAATCATATTTTACTGGATCAATATTAGTGACTTCAATTAAATATAATACCAAAGATCCTGCGGCCGAGCCTCTCCCTGGCCCCGTAGGGATGTCGTTTTCCCCGCAAAAATTATGTACATCCCAGTTTAATAGTATGTAGTCTACAAAACCGAGGTCATCTAGGATGTCTAGCTCTTGCTTTGCTCTCTCGTAATAAGACTCTTTGTTTTTAAAATTATTAATACCCCGCTTCTTTATTCCTTCCCAGCAAAGCCTTTTCAAGAAATCAAAGTTAGAAATCGTAGATTCCACGCCGAGCCTTTCGTAAAACCTGTCTTCTATTTTGATCTCTGGAAGCCTAACGCCAGGAGGGCAAGCGCCTTCATAATGAGTAAAGCCTTCAAAGAAACTCATATCTCTACCTCCCATATCTGCCTACGAAATATTTGATAGTTCATTTTTACATCGTAAATCGCATCGTGCAATTTCCTTTGGTCAAATTTAAGATCGTAAGATTTACATAAAGCGGTAATGCTGGCCTTCATTCCTCTTTGTCTAAATGAAGTTAGCTTGTACTGCCAAGACAAAAGCTTATCCTTGGGCGGTTTAATGTCTTTGTGAATAGCCTTCGCTATGCATAAGGTATCAATCAGATTGTTTAGGTATGAATAATCTGGCTTCTTGCCTAAGGCTCTACGAAAAATAGAATGAATATAGACATCAAAGCCTAGCAGATTGTGCCCGAGCTTAATATAGGCTGGGTCATAAAGGTATCTTTCCATGAATTCCAGTACTTTTTCTGGCTCAACCGCCTCCTTGTCGTATTTTTTTCTATTAAATCCTGTAATTTTCGCCGCATCTGCCGAGACCTCTAGGTTGTCCCACTTAATTAAAAAATCATATTCTTTTTTTACTTTGTCTCCTTCGCATAAAATAAACCCCAATTGCCAAGGCTTGTTGTTCTTTCTACATAGATTGAGGCTGCAGGTCTCAAAATCAAATACCATATATTTTTGTTTATTATTAAATCTAAGCAATTGTTCTTTCATCTTTGGTATTTTACTATATTCTCTCTTGGCAGTCAATAAAATTGTGTAAATATCTATATATGAACGAAATTAGTATCATTACCGCCGTAGCAATCTGTATTTGTGGGGCTTTCGTTACTGGCTCTGTGGCATTCGTTATTAAATCCTTAATGAATGATATTAAACAGGCAGAAGTCACAGCTGAAAAGGGAATGGAGTTTGTCAGGTCTGAAATATTTGGATTAAGAAAGTCTCTAGACGCTTTTAAGTCCGAAGAGAGGCATAAGGATGATGAGCTAAAGGTGGCAATAGATCAAACCAAAAAAGAATTAAGAGAGGAATCTCGAGCAGATAGATTATATGTCGATAGCACAAAAAAAGAACTAAAAGAAGAAATGCATTATTATTGGAGCAAGGCAGAAAATGTTTTAGAGGCTCGGAGGCAAGACGTATATATGATACATAAAAAAATCGACACCATAAAAGACGAAACCCTAAAAAAGCTGGACGACCTTAAGTAACCACCTCTTTTCTCCAGCTTTCAAAAGAAAATTGATCGCTGCCTTGATGGTCGAAATTAGGGCAATCTAAAGTTCTGGACTTAAACCCGCGATTGCAGATGCATTTGTAGGACTGGTATGCCGAAAAGTCCTTTTCTGTCGGGTAGTAAATGCTTTTTGCTTGTTGAGTGGTATATTTATTTTTAGAGCAATAAGATTCAATCTCCTCTTTTACTAATCGGTCAAATGGCAAGTTATTGTCCTCAATCAAAAACACAGGAGATGTAAATGAGAAATCGGGAGTACAAGTAGAAAAGTGCATCGTGTTATTAAAAATAAAAGAATCATAAAAGGGGATTGCTAGCTTCAAGTCATCGTCCGACCAAACCTCTCTAAGAAAATTCTCATCCAAAACGCCGCCCGTTTCTACAAATGCATTAGAGTATATTAGGTTTAGCTTTTGACAGCCCATCGAGTTTTTTGCAAAGACAATAATCTTATGCTTGCAATCTTCTGATTGGGTTGGATTGTTGGAAATCTCCACCCTTAAACCAAACCTAAGTTTTCTCCCCTCTTCATCAAAAGCTTTCCTGGCTTCTAAAAAACCAATTAAAGAATCTTCAACTAAAACAACCTCTTCTAGCTCGGCGTCTCGAGCTAGGGAAAGAATACTCCGATCCGTGTCTTGTTCAAGCGTAAGAATACTGCGACCGATTGAATAATGGGATTTAAATAAAGGAATCATTTTTATAGAATACCAAACTTTTGCTTGTTAGTCAATAAGTTTTTTTATGTCGGAAAGTAGGTTGGCGTCTATGGGTTTGAGCTTTATTAATTCAGGCTTGGTAAAATAGGCATATCCTACGTGCTCTATGTCTAGCACTGGATAGTACATAAGGGGTGATTTGTAGTAATATAGTCCAAAATTATTAATATTAGAGATAAGTTTTAATTGTTGAGTGCTTAAATCTATACGGGTCTCTTCGTATAATTCCCGAAGCGCAGCTAGCTGGGGGGATTCTCCTTTTTCTATATGGCCTGCGGGAACTGACCAAAAATTAGGATAAACTGCAGCGTTTGGCGCTCTTTTACATAATAAAAACGCTCCGCTGCATTCAATGAGTACCCCGACTGATTTAAAGGTCAAACTCATCCTTTTTATTCCAATGAGGGCACCCCCCATAGTCTCTTACCTCTATCGTATCTCCATCCTCTTTCATGCTCTCTAGGGATTTGGAGTTGTCTAAAAAAGCGCCTTTTTTAACCTCCCCGTCCTGATTTAGTAAAACATAATAAGACATTGGCCTTCTAAATGGGCAGATAAAAGCTGGCACCTTGTCTCCATTCTCGTCCAGAAGGGGCTCTCCTCTATATTTTTTAAATCCCTCTCTTCCGCAAGAGAGCGGCCCTCCAAAAGACCCATCTGAGGGGTAGGGTTTTGTCGCTGCAAAATTAGACCTAGCTTTTTCTTCTGAAAAGTCATTTAAATATTTAGAAAGCTCTGTGAGGTGATACTCAAACCCTTCCAGCTCTTCATCTGAAATCGTCTCCATCCTCAGAAAACCTTTTTGAGGCTTTCCTAGGAGGTCCTCTCCAAGTGGAAATCTTAAAAACAAAAACTCAGAATTGCGAGTCTTGCAGTGTGGATACATCTTTTTCACGGCTAAAGAATACATCAAGTCTTGTAGGTTGTCTGTCGCATCCTTACCTTTAAAAACCTGCTTACTGGTTTTAAAATCTCTAATAGTCGCACTATCCTTATAAAGAAATAACTTATCTATAAAACCTTTAATTCTATATCTCTTATCTCCCTCATCAACAACAAGATCAAAATCCTGCTCCGAGATTGCTTCTTTAGGTTTCTCTTTTCTGTCTCCAAAAAAATCAAACTCGAGACCCTTAAGCATCATTTCATCCATGTCCACTAGAGCTCCCTCGTAATTCACCCCAAGTTTATCTGCATGGATTTCTACTAGACGTTTAAGGCTGTCAGACGTGTAAACAGAGCCGCTTTTTAAAGCTTTTTTAAGATGCTTCTTGTGTCGGTCGTCCCCAAGTAGTTCAAAAACCAAATGACAAATCCAGCCTTTAGACGCCCCTTCATTGGTCGACTCTGGGAGTTTTAATACATATTTACAAAAATATGTCCAACTACAATTCTGTGCCGTCTTAATTCTGCTAGCAGAAAGCGGAGTTAGTTTATCATCAATCATTGATATAATTAAGGTTTTTCATAATATTTTTAGATAGCTTCCCTTTTTTAAATAAAAGTTTCGCCTGAGAAATAATGTGAAATTTTTGAGCAAGCTGATCTAGGTCATTAAGCTTCCTCTTCCAGATAGCAAAGTCATCAGCGTCCATATCTCCAAAATCGTTTTTAGTAGGCAAGCAAATCTTTAAGACATGCTGGTCGAAGTGCCCTAATAATTTAAGATAATTTTTTACTGAAGCATTTAAGCCGCGATTATCTTCCTTATTGCTATCATTATTAAACGACAAAACAATTTCATTTAACTCAATCGCAGAAAGAAAACAAATTAAAGCAGGGGAGACGTCCAGGCCAAACGTAACTAATACATTTCTTATGCCATCTTCATGTAGCGCAAGCAAATCTCCTACGCTTTCTACTAAAATAACGGACTGGGCCTCTCTAATTAAATCAGCGATACTCTCTCCATCGCCGTCCTGAAGGTAGGCGGGGTAAATCCAGTTAGACTTCCTACCGATATGTTTCCATTTTGGCCTATTATCGGAACTTATCATATCTCGGCCCGCAAACCCATGTATTTGCTGGTGAATGTTAAATATAGGAAAAACAAACCGCTTATTCATTTGGCCATAGGTCGCAAAGCCTCCCTTGAAAAATTTCAAAATAGAATTGGATATGCCTCTATCATTATAAAATTTATAGTGAGGCAGCAGTCTGTCTAGAATTTCTTGATCAAATATTTCTTCCATCTCTAATTTTTTGCTAGGTTGTCTTCTGTTTTCTAGAGAATCAAAATCCCCTTCTTTTAAATATTTTTTAAGAACTGATTTGTTGTTCGTCCCTAAGGTTTTGGTCACCAAAGCCTCGAACTTCATAAATTTCGTATCTTGTACATGATCTTTCCATACTCCAGTATCTTTATATATTTGGAGCGCGGTTTTATTGTCTCCATCTCTGAACATGGCATTAGTCTGCCAGTATTGACCTCTGTCGCTAAGTTTATAGCCTAATGACTCTAATACCTCTTTTACGTCAACGCTCATAGCTCATCGGGGAAATTATCCAAATCTGTCTGAGCGGGGCGCACATTGCCTAGGTTTATGCTGTCTACTAGGTCTTGAAGATCGCCGCATTCTTCTATACCAAAATTTTCCATATTTAAATTAATAAAATTGTTCCGCTTAGACCCGTCTGGCATTTCAACAGGGGTAATTGCTCGATGGAAATCAGAACCTAAATGCCTAGACTTTAAACATGACAGCTGGTGCGTCCCGAAGCCCTCTGGCTCTTCTTGAATCTGATCTAGTGTTTTTCTGCGCAAATGAAACATATGAGAACAATATTGAATGATTCTATCTGACAGGGATACCACGCTCTCATCGTCAACTGTATTCTCAGCCCTGCGATTAGTGGTAATCCCATAGCGATTGCTCTGGACACTAGTAATCATAGAGATCACGGGGCCATCATCACCCAATATTTCTTTTTGAATTAAGTTTTTAAACTGGGTAATCATATCTCCTACAACTTGCCATTCACTTTGGTTTTTGCTCTGAGTTTGATCCGTTGTTTTAATGTAGTCAAAGCTAAAAATCATAGGATTCCCTCTTCCTACTGAAGAGTAATAAAAACGGCGAATAACATTCGTCATTTCATCCACCGTTAAGCCAGCAACATTATAATAATAAAATTTAAAATCCTTAATCTGCTTCCATACCTGCCTTATTTTAGCTACGAAACTTGCGTTCTTTCTCCAAAGGCCCGTTTCTAAATAATGAATTGGAACTTTCGCTAAAGTGGCGCACTGTCTCATAGTGAGCTCTTCTTGTGACATTTCGCCGTTATCAAAGTGGAGCACTGGGACATTATCGTATTTTTTGGAAACCTTACTGGCGAAATCCAAACAAAAAGTCGTTTTCCCTACTCCAGATCTTGCAACTACTACAGAAATATTTCCTGGCCGCAATAACGAGCCATACTGTTCATTCAGTCTCTCGTGGGGTCCCATAAAACCAAATTCAGTTTTAGGGTTGTCTCCACGATCCTCAATAATCCCCTCCATTGATTGATAGAGGTTCTGAGGGCAATCATTTGCGTGGTAAAGGTCTACCTGCCTATTATAAATAGTGTCTGCGTGCTGAATGATTTCCTCAAAAGAATGATTAGCCCCTAAGGTCTTCATTTTTTGCGCGACCTTCACTGCTGCATCATAAATAGAACGCCTAACGCTTACCTTTTTCAGTTCTTTAGCGGCGTTTATGGTGCCTTCTGGTGAAATTTTCCTTAAACCTAAGGAGGCTATGTATTGGCCAACGTCTATATTGTCTTCGAAGGAAATATTAAAGTCTTTTACTTTTTGAGCTATTACTACCTCATCTATACTCTCTCCCTTGTCGATGCAATTTTTTAATATCTTGAAGATAGTTGCGTGTACTTGGGTGCTTTGAGTTGAAAAATCTTCCGCGTTTACAAACGGTGCGATCTGCCCATATGTAGATGGGTGTTTTATAAGGCCAGCAAGTAAATGCCGCTCAAGCTCTTTAGATTCGATCATGCCTAATGATACTACATCAACAGCATCCTGTCAAGGAGAATACTTATCCCTGCAAGCCTTCGTCTTCGTCGTCCCTGTCAATAATGTCGTCTTGCTCTATAAAGCCTAAACCCCCAAGGCCTTGCGCCTCGGCCTCTTCGAGGTAACACTCCGTAGCTTTCCTGAGCCCCATCTCGATAATCTTGCCGCTAGCCTTCATAAATATCACAGGGTTACCTTCTTGCGTTAAATATGCTACTAGCACCCCTTTTCCTACATCGTGGTTACCCGAAAGATCAAAGATTTTCTCCAACAAATTCGTTGGCATTTTAAATTCGGGTAAGTTTTCTGGATCGAACTTCATATATTTATATTACACTGTTTATAGTAAAACTCCTATTTTTTTGAAATAATCTTTAGTCAACTCGTCAATAGAATATATCTCTATCAAGCGAATGTCATTCAAGTCGCAAAAGGACTGTTTATCTTGGTCTCTGCGCAGTTGGTTTATGTAGTTATATTTATTGTTCCCGTGAAAAAAGGGAGTATATTCTGTGTGCTGCCTGCCTTGGACCTCTATTGCGATTTTCTTGTTTGCATTATAGAAATCTAAAGACATTTTTGTGCCTGCGACTGGGAACTCTTCAAAAACTACGTGTTTTTGCCAAAAGTCTTTTAAAAAATCTTTCGTAGCTTTTTGTATCTTGCTTCTGCTCTTTGCCTCCCAGTTGATGAGGTATTTCTTCGCCCTTGGGACACTGCGGGTTGCCCCCATCAGGGTTATGAACTTCATTTGATTGTTTTAACCTCTTCTTTAATTAACTCGAGAAGAAACTGACAAAAATCTGTATTATTTTCTAAAAAATCTATGAGCTTCTGCTCTCCTTGAATCTTCTCAAAGAACTCGACCTTGGCTTTTTTGCATCTCTGCACAATTTCTTTATCTAGGGAAATCCATGCGCCCTTTTTTTCCAGAAAGCCCCATATGTAGCACATGTCTATTACTTCCTTTTCTAGCCAGACTGATTTACCGTTTGTCCTCCCGTACCGAATCGGGTATCTTACCGACGCTCCTGTCTTCTCGTTTACGCTTTTCCTAAAAACAATCTTACAGATATGCCCAATTGGGCTCCCCTTGTCTTCTAGCTTTGCCGCAGTTGGGTTCTCAAATAAAATGTCACTATTATAACGATCTTGAAACTCAAGAATAAAATTCGCATAGTGTTTAATCGCATTGCCCCCTGCTTGTTTGGTCTTTGGCCCTCCTCTAGCCGCATATGGATTCGTTGCTACTTCTACTCTCACTTGAGAGGTTAGGATCATCATGTGGTTTAATTTAATAATAGGCAAGACCATCTTCTTTAAAAAGACAGATGTTATTAAGGCTCCTCCTGCGACTTGTTCGCTGTCTTCAAAAGGCTTTTCGTAGTCATTTTGTCTACATAGTGCATCAACGCTGTCTACGATAAACATATACTTCTTGTCGTCCTCATTTTCTTTAACCAACATTCTAATAAGTTCAAAAACTTTTTCAAAAACATTACAATCAAACTTGAAGAATCTTTCTTCGCTCGAGTCCACTCCCGAGCGAGCTACCATTTCATTACTGAGCCGACCCTCGCTCTTGATGTATACAACCATAGCTTTCTCGCCAAAGTGATCCTGAAAGTTCTTCGCTACGGCAAGAGCGCAAGACGTCTTTCCTCCTTCGTTTACTCCTGTAAAACGATGTACTCCCGCTGGAAATCCCCCTCCTAGGGACAAATCTAAATTAAGGCTGCCCGTTGGGATTTTATAGTCTAGCTCCTTATGGTCATTATAATGGAAGTTCTTGTTATTCTTGTCGCTAAGAAACGCTTTTATTTGCTCTAATGTTCCACTCATTTTATTCTGATAAGAAATCGCTGATTGTTCTCTCTGTTTTTTTAATATTTGCATCTTGTCCTATTTTTTGTTCTTCTAGTTGTGGCGCGGAATACTTTGGCACCACATAGTTATAATCTAAATACTTTTTCTTTACAAACTTTTTCCAGTTGGGGCTAGCTAATATAGCTAGGCTATCAAACTTTTGATAAAAATCTACAACGCTCCAAAAGCATTGGTCTGGAAATTCCTTGAGGAATCTATTCAGAAGCGTCATTTCTTTTTTCCAGAAAGCCCTCTTATTGGCTTTTGGTTCATTAATATGCCTCTGTATTATTTGTCTTTTATTTAAGCACTTCTTCATGTATGTCGTCCACTGTCCTCTCGCTTCGTTTTTTATTTTTTTTAGGATATACGATATTCCCGAAAAAGTCAAGAAGGAAATGGTGGAGATGGCGGGAGTCGAACCCGCGTCCTTGTATAGATCCATAATCTATCTCGTTACAAGTTTGTCCTGCTTTTTTATGTTGTTGCAAACTCAACATTCAATTTCATTTATTTGCCTCCGAATACTCAGCGGACTACAGTTTGTGAATATGAATAACTTTTTCTGTTTTCTGCAGATGTCGTCCTCGCATTCCTTTATCTGCGTCCCAGATGCAAGGGGTAGCTTATGCTACAGCAGCCAGCTGACGCGCAACACTCTTACGAGCAGCAACCTTGCGGGTTGCAACCTTCTTAGAAGGATTGAAGCGGTCAAGCAGACCATTTACAAGTTTAGATTTGGCACTTATATAAGCCTTGGGCTTTTTAAGGAGCCAGCCCACTCCTACTTGCAATAAAAAATTTAGCTAACAAGTCGAATCCTTGTCATCCCCATATCAAATAACTAAAGTTAGTTTACACTAATCACTTAGCTTTGTCAAGCTTGCGTTCTGTTTTAATTAGAAAAGGATACTTGCTCACTTCTGTGCCCCCGCCCTCTCCCGCGTCGCTGATCCCGCTTTTAATTCCACTATCTTCTACCGCAATCTTTTTAAGGTTCTTTAGGGAGGGCGCTTCAATATTAGGGTCAATAGCCCATAGTACATCGTTTTCTTTCGCCCAGCGCTTCATCCGCCGAATTGGAACTGTTAAATTAAAACCTTCTCCTGCTCCGCGCACAAGCATACCCACATAGCGGCCGTCTGTAAGAAAAACCCCGCCTCCTGAGGAGCCTGGGAATGCGGTCACTGTAGTTTGGTCGTACTCTTGCTTGCCATGAATCCTGCCGACTTGCGACACAATGCCCGTGGTCATAGAGTTCGCTCCCATCTGGCCCAATAAAGACCCTACATGGAAAAGGCTTGTGCCAATAGGGACAATAGCATCGTCTGCATTAAGATAAAATCGCGCGCTTTCCTTAGAGTAGTCCTTGGCTCGTACCATAAGCAATGCAAGATCATGGCCGTCATCAGCATTAGAATATTTAATAACCATTGCATCCATTTTGATTTCGCCCACACGCCTTCCTTCAGAGACAAGTTCCTTTACTATCTGTGCGTCCTGAAACTCTACTACTTTACGAGGGCGCCCGCTCTCGTCAATTACATCTCGTACAGTTCGAAGGTTATCGACTACATGGGCCGCCGTCCACACAAAAGTGACCTCGCTCCCCTCGATTTCTCTAACGATCAACACCCCTGACCCCTCGGACTTGCTCCACTTCCCTTCGGATTTAATAGTAACCGAAATGTCCTGAAGAAAATTGGCAACACGCTTTCTGTTCTTCAAGTCTTCTGAAAAGGTGGGGGTTGCAACTAAAAATGCCAAGAATAATGTAATGTACTTCATGCTTTATGATATGTGAGGGTTTCGCTATTTTCAAAACTTTTCTATTTTTGTTTTTATACTAGAAACAATTCTTTTAAAAGTGGAGGCTCCTGCGGCTTTATTTTCTTGAGACAACTTTCTGTTTGCTGAAATTTTTCTATAATTATCTCTGATCAAACCTCTGGTTTTTCTTAATCCCGACTTAGCTTGATATAAAAAACTATTTAGCTTTTGGTTTTGGCGATATAACTCAGTAGGCTCCTGATTATTTATTTTTTTTTTATCGTTTTCGTAAAAGTCTATAATGCCTTTGATCTCGTCTTTAGTGGGAAAGTCTTCGATGTTAGGCGCTCCTTCGCTTAATTCGTTAAGCTGTGAATGGACCGTCTCCAGTTCTTCGATTGGCGCAAAGTCTTTACGGTTCTGGAGCTCCGTAATTTTTGACTCTAGGTCATCTACTTTTTTAAAAAAAGAATCTATATCAAAATCTTTAACTTTTTCATATAGTCGTGTTTGTGTTTTTTTATTAAGAACCGCACGCAATCCTGAAACCCCCGCAAGAACTAATAGTACTGCTAAGGGATCGAAGACAAAAATCAATACAATTATTATAATTCTTACCGCTTTATCTAAAGCTATCTCGCTTGCTCCTAGGTCTTCAAATAATTTAGCAATGTACTTAACTGGCCCGACTTCTGCCTCTAGCGTACGAACCTTCTCGTCAAAAGTAATTTTGCTAACTTCAAGTTGATTAATCTTATCTGTTGCACCATTAATTAGTTCATTGTATTTTTCTATCTCTTCTTTGGCCTCTGAGTGGCCTCCTCCTCTTGCCTGCTGAAACTCTGCTATTTTTGTGCGGGATTCTTTAGTCTCTATGTCTGCCTTTTCTCTGTGAGCGCTAATCTTGCCCTCTCCTTCTTTAATGCTAGACTGAATGGACACACGCTCTTCTGCTTGCAATTCTTTAAGTGCTTGTAGTTTTTGTTTTTTATTAGAAAATAAACCACCTGATTCCGATTCTAGAGTGGCAACTGCTGTATCGAGTTCTCTGCGTCTCTCGGCTAACTGATCAATTCGATCTTGTTCAAATTGAACGTCTTTATTTAATTGAGAATTTATTTGCTCGATTCTTTTCTCTTCTCTCTGTATATCAATTAAATTTATATCCTTAGAGGATGTTAATCTTTTTTCTTCTTCAACAATATAAGATTCTTGTCTTGTAATAAATTGTTTCTCGCGCAAAATTTTCTCGTCTATTTGTTCTACCGCTGCCATTTCTTTTTCTGTCAAATAGCTATGTTCAATATGGGCTTTAGATAGGAACCCGAAAATACCCATACTGGTTATAAGCATCAGGACAACCACTGCGGCAGTAAGATAGTACTTCATCAGTCTATTCGCTTCTCTCCAGTTTTGATGAAGCCAAACCGCCGAAACAATTTTCCCTACTTCTAATACTGAGCCCATGATAATGACAGACCATGCAGCGCCTGGAAACATGGTAGCTAGCCCTAAAATACTAAAATAAGCACCTGTACCTGAGATACTTAACGCTGATAATAAAACTATGAAATAAAAAATCATTTTATGACAACTTAACAATACACTTTCTGGAGGCGCCCCAATACCAAATCTCCAGTGGATTGTAAGAAGCGGAGAGAGTAGACCCAGGAACGACACCATTATAAGTGAGGTCAGTACCTGTATTATTTCGCAAATAAAAAGCTCTTTGGTGAGAGCCTGCTAGATAGTAATAGCTATTGGTCGCTTTAGAAAGATTGCCAGGAACCGCTGCTTTAATGTTGGCCCCATCAAGGTTGCCGCATGGTTCCGTGCAGGGAGGGCCCCATAGATTAGAAACCAAATCCTCATCGAAATAATCTCCGTCTAGAAAGTCCTCAATCGTAGCAAGGCGCGCAATATTAATTCCCACTCCCGCATAATCAGCTATCATTTGGGCTTCAACTGCCGCAGGATCTACGGTTCCCGCCGCATTACCGAACTCATAGCTTGCGCTCGTCACAGCTAAATCTCCATATTTTATCGATAAAGCATAAGGAGAGATGGGGCCGTCAGCAAAAAAAGCTACTCCCGAAACGGGACCAACGAAATTCGAGCACTGAATGGGAGAATAAAGCTCTGTGGGGCCAACGTCGTCAACTTGTACTCCATCTATACTAACCTTTCCCTCTTTGAGTATAGCGGTAATAGATAAAGGTTGGGAGCTCCCAATCCCGCGAGTCTCATTCAGAGTTGACAAATAGGGCTTCATTTATAAAAGCGCCGCACCTATGGGCCCCGTTTGAAAGTAAGCAATATGGCCTGCTGAATTTGGGCTAAAGGAATCACAAATAATCGGAGAGTACAATTCCAGGGGCCCAGGAGAGCCTATGGAAGTCCCATCTATAGAAAGTGATTCTGCTTTTAAGATAGAGGTGATGTATAACCTATTGTCGGCACTAGGAGTAACTTCACTATTATCTGCATTGATTTCACTAGGAAAACTATTTGGTTCTGCCATTACTGCTCAAAATAAGCAACCTGACCCGTTGAGTCAGGCGTAAAAGTATCACAAATTACAGGAGAAGGAAAGGCGCAGGGCCCTACCGAAGAAGCCGTGACTCCATCTATTATAACAGTACCAGATTTTAAAAGGGCTGTAATATAGAGTTTCTTGCTGCCCGAACTGGGACTTATTGCCGACGTTCCTGAACTAATTTTACTTGGAATTGTTTTGGGACTTGCCATGTTTTTTGCCTTTCTGTTTCCATTGACTCAAGCAGACCGCTATTCTCTGCTTGATATCAGTAAATTCTTTTTTAGATACCTCATCGCCCAAACAACGATCCATAAACCGTTCTTTACTTTCGTTTTCCTGTTTGCTGGGTAAGGGCATAACTATATTAGTGTTACACTTATTTATCTTATAAATACTTCGATATTGAACTCGGTAATACGTTTTGTGCTCTAATTCTTACCTTCTCTGCTAAATAGGGGTCTCTCTTGGAGCCGCCTACTAGGTGGGTATATTTTATGTTATTGGAACCTCTGTAAACGAAGGCTCCCTCTTTTTTAAAGTCTAATTCATTACATATCCTATAGCCTGGGGGCGGTTCGAGAAGTGGTACAAATATTTTGTTCTTTTTAAAAGCTAGATGAGAAAATAACCACTGTTCATAAATTGCATTAAAGCTGTCTCCCATATCGTGGTTGCGAATATATTTCATATTGGATTCGTCTTGCAAAATGTCGAAAACTTTAGAGCAATAATATTGTATAAAATTTAAGTCTGTACCTCCAAATATACCAAAATTGGGAGTAAGGACAGGGTTATTTGTTTTATCCCTGTCAAAGCCTATGAGCCACATTATCTTTTTAAAAAAAGAAAAGTATGGCGAGAAGCTGTATCGAAGGGGGGAGTTTAATATCTTGCGAAAGCAAAAATTGTAAAGCGGCATCTTGTATTCTACGCTTTGGCAAATCAAACCCTGACTTAAAAACTCTAGAGGTGGCCGCTCCCATAGGAATACATCGTTGTCTACATGTAAAAACGAATCTTCCTGCAGGGAATAGGTTTTTATTTTGGGATAAGCCCACAGGCTGGGCGGTATATTAAGTTCGTGTAGTTGTTGCAGGCTTGAATCAACTTCGTCAAACAAAGGCAAAAAGCGTTTTAGGTCTTGCAGCCCCTGCCTGTCCGTATATAAAAATACTTTTTTAAACCAATGACGAGCACAAAAAGCTGATAAAGCAAAAGAGGATTCAAAATCTTTTTGATTATTGAATCCACAATACCTATTAAGGTAATTCGGTATAGACCAATGGGTAAAAACTGCCGTATGAATCATTAAAAATCATCCTCTAGCGCCCCGCTTTGCTGGTATTCCCTCACCCTTCTTTCAAAAAAGTTAGTCATTGCTTGGGTGTCTACTACTTCCGAAAGCCATGGAAATGGATTTTGATCAGAAGGAAAACGATAACTAAGACCAATAGCCTCCATCCTGCGGTTGCCAATGTAATGCATATAGTCTACAAACATGTCTGAATTTAAGCCAAGTATACCTGTCGGCAAAACATCTTTAGCGTAGTTAACTTCTAGTTCTACTGTTTTCTTCATGTGTTCAGTGAACTCTTCCTGAATAGCTTTTGTCCATATTTTTGGGTTTTGATCTATTAGGGTATTAATAAGGTAAGTGCCGAACTCGATGTGTAAACTCTCGTCTCTAAGAGTATATTTGATCTGGTCAGAAACCCCCTGTAATTTATTTTGCCTTCCGAGGGCGAGGAGCATCGCAAAGCCCGAAAAGAAAAACGTTCCTTCGCAAATTATGTAGTAGGTAAATAGGTTTTTAAGCAATTCTTTTTTGCCTGTCAATGTTGTGCTAGTGAAGTCAGGGCGATTTAGATCACTAGTAATCTCCATTAAAAATTCATCCTTAGCTTTAATAGAGGGGACAGTTTCGTAAGCCCTGTATACTTCGTCAATATCTAAGTCAAGGCTGTCGCAGATGTATACGATAGTAAGGTTGTGTAGGCTCTCTTCAAATGCCTGTCGTAAAATGTACTGCCTGCATTCAGCATCAGTAATATATTTAAATGCAGACATCAATAAATTGTTCCCCACCAACGACTCGCTTCCCGCAAAAAATCCTAAACAACGCTTTACCAAAAGCTTTTCATCGTCAGATATTTCTCCGCCCTTCCATTGCTTAATATCGTCTTGCATTGAAATTTCAGTTGGCATCCAGTTGTTGGCGCAACCTTTTAGGAAAAGATCCCACGCAAACTTATGTTTATGAGGAAGGATACGATTTACTGAAGCGATATCTTCAGTGATTAAATCAGATGTTTTTTCGTCTTGCATCGCTTTATAATATTATAATTAACAGTTAATGTCAAGACAAACGACCTATTCTGGGGGATAGATCATCCAGAATATTGATTTCTCCCCAAATGAGGAGGTATATTTATATTTATCTTTGTTCTCGTAGCTTTCAAAAAACATTTGGTACTGACGTCCGAAACTATTTATAGATTTTTTTATTGTATCCATCTCTCCAATGAATTGAGCTCTCCTGGTATTAAAAAGATATAAATGTGTGCGCATCATCTTATTATTGACTACTCCAAAAATTTCCTGCACCCTGCCGACAGA